GGATGCGCTCCACCTTGCTCATCGCCTCGATGTCCTTGACGGTGGTGGTGTTGGCGGCTGCCTTCACGGCCGGGGCCTTTTTGGCGGTGGTCTTCTTCGTTGGTGCAACTGTCATGTTGTGCTCCTTGTAGGTGCTCACCTTTCGGTGCCGTTGGTCACTTGCCATCGGGAAGGGCATCCGAGTTTCCCCGGCTGCCCTGCTCGACGTCTAGTTGTCCTCCTCCTCCTCGATGTCACCGATCTCCACGTCGGCGCTGTATTGACGGTCGCCGTCGAACTCCAGATAGGTGTTGTTCTCGACGTAGTTCCGGGCCTCATCCTCATTCGCCATGTCCAACACCGTGACGGCGTAGGTGATGGTGACTTCCACCGAGTAGTTCATGGTCTTCCGGGGAAGGCCCAACTCCTCCAGCCGTTGGTTCAGGCCGGAGTCGCACCAGCTCTACTGTTCCGGGCTATCCGGGACCGGCACCCGGTGAGGGGTGCCCGGCTCGGGCAGTACGGGTCAAAGGGCTGCCAACTCGGCGTTCAGCCTTTCGGCTTTGGCCCTTAACGTCGCCGATTGAACTCGGGCGTTCGGTACCCAGTCCGGATGGTCCTTGTAGAAGTTCAAGTCGCTTCCGGGGATGTGAGGTCCGTCACCCAACATTGAATCCATCCAGTCGGCAACCTTCGTTGCATCTCGGATGGCATTTTCCAGCGGCTCTCTCAACGCTGCTTTGAAGCGGGCCAGCGGCTCTCCGTAGCCGTAATCCGGCATGGCCTGTTGGTCAGCCAACCTTTCAATCACTTTCACCGCCTCGGCCAACAGCGTTGGGAAGTCCGCCCGAACCAGCGGACCCGGCGGGTCACCCGGCCCCCGGTCGGCACAATCGCCGCAGAGGGTGAGGTCGTTCTCCGTCCTCACATCTTCTTCGCTACCGCATAGTTCACAACTCATCCGTTGGCCTCCAGCCACTCGTTGGTTTCGGCGTAGGTCCATCCCAGCGAACACCGGAAGACCTCAGCGGCGATCCCAAACTTGATCACGTTCCGCCGTGCCCCGATCACTTCGACCGAAACGTAGGACTGGGTTACTTCACTGGCGATTGACTCCTCATCTATCCCGGAGTCGAGGGCGGCTTCCGCTACCCAATGTTCGGCTTCGGTGATGGCCTTTGTCACGGCCGTCGGTGAAGCTCGATGTGCCAACCGTTCTAGCGCGTCAACTCCTTGTGCTTTCCGGGTGGCGGTGGCGAGGTCGCGGCGGGCCTTCTTGGTGGCCTTGGCCGCTTCTTCACCGCGGGTTTTCCAACTGGGATCAGCCCGGAGAGCGTGAATCCGCTCTCGCCTTTCTTCCTGATCCGTGGGGAAAAAGTAAGTCGTCATGTTTTCCTCCTTCACCTGTCTCATCAGTACCGGGTGGTGAACCCCGGCAGACGCCTCGCGGCGTTATCGACTTTTGTTCGTTGACCAAGTGAACCGTTCTTGTCATTGACGGATCTCCCCCGACCCTTCCGTCCTTGCGGAAAGGCGTCACTGGTTGGTTAGTGACTCACCGGCTACCGCCCCCGCCTCCCGCCGCCGTAATGGCTTGACGTTCACTGGCTCATGCGCTACCTACTGAGCACAAGTATAGGGGGCTATGCGATACGGGGCGGAGAAAACTGCCCAACCTGCGTCGCCCCAACCAGCGAGTTTGAGATTATTTCGAGATTGGTTTGCGCTGGGGCCGCAAAACGACATGAGAGCCGAGGGGCCAACCGGCCTTCGCCTTGAAGGCGATCAGGTCCGGGTACGTCGCTACCAGGTACTCAGCTTCCTTCAACTTCTGAGGGAGCCGGTCTTCAATCGAACCGTAGGCCCCGGACGTGTACCGCTTGCAATCCGGGAGTACCCATCGGTCCACCACGACGACGCCGTAGTGCTTGATGTTCAGCGCCGTCCAACAGAGGTCGTCAATCATCTGGACGTTGGTGTCGAAGCGGAGATCACCCTTCTTCACGATCCAGGCCCGGCCGTCGGCCAGGATGTTGAAGCCCCAATGGGACTTCCGGTACATCGGATTGTCGATCCCGCCCCATCCTCCAAGGTGAGCGCCGTACCGTTCGCACTTCAATCGGAGTTGGTCGGCCCGGTGGAGAAACCCCTTCATGGTGATTGGGTGCTTGAACCGCTCGGCGTAGCTCCGCTGGTTCGCGTTGGTCATGGGAAGGGGGTCAGGAGCCGTGTCATAGTTCCGTAGCTCCGTGACCCCCTTCAAGTCATCCACGAGGAACACGGCCCACTCGCCGTCTTCCATCATGTCCAGCGCAAAGTTCCGGTTGTTCGCTAGGCCCTTCGGCTGACCGGTGACCACGATGGAATCGGGACGTACCAGTCCGCCTTTGACGAACCCGTTGAACGCCTCCTCCGTGTGGCAGAGGACGGTGTGGTCGAGTCCCTCCGCCTCCAACATGGCCGACGTACTAATGGAGTCGTATCGGTCATAGGTGAAGACGAAGATCCTCATGGGCTGCTAGTGGCCGGTGCCGTGGCTGCCGATGGTGGACCCTCCAACCGACCCTCCGGAACCGCCGGGCTTGGCCGCTTCCCGTTGGGACTCGTCATACTCGGGAGCGAGTCCGGTCGTTCGGGTCTGTCCGATCACCGACGACATCCCGGCGTAAGCCGCTTCAACTCCACCGCTGTCGGCGGCAAAGTTAATCGAAGACATCCGGGCAATGCCCATGTCCCGAGCCACCGTGATCGCGTCCTGGTTGGCCCCGAGGTAGGTGAAGTGCCACCCCTCCGCCGTCTTGGTTTCGATCAGCGCCTTCACCTTGCCGATGTCCCATTCACGGGATGAGTTTTCCTCACCATCCGTGATGATGGCGACGATGACTTCGGAGGGCTTGTAGGCCGTGGCCTGCTGGGCTTCTCCCACTGCGACGACGGTACGCCCGATGGCGTCCAGGAGGGCCGTACCTCCACGGGGGATCAACTCGTAGCTGTCGATGCTTTCGATGTTCAAGACGTTCGCCAGTAGCTCGTACTCGGTGTCGAACTGCACCATCGTGACAAAGCACTTTCCGGGCAGCTTGGCCTGGTCCTCGAACAGCCGCTTGATGCCGCCTTCCATGTCCTGCTTAATCGGCATCATGGAGCCGGAGCGGTCAACGATGAGGACGAGCCAGGTTCCGGCGGTCCTCCCGAGGCCTTTGGCGGGCTTCAGTTTCAGGGTCATGGTGTTCCTTTCGGTTGGTTTTTTCGGGCAAGACAGCGTTCATTTTTGTCCGTCCCGTAGAAGACGAGGAGTTTCTTCTTCTCCCGGCCTTCGGGGGCGAACCGGCCGTGGCCGTCGTCCGCCGGTATGTCGGTCTCACGCTCTTCCCGGGTAGCCCCGCAGAAACAGCAAGTGCTGTCGATGTCCGGAGGAGTGCCCACGTCATGCCAGCAGTGGTTCACTTCGTGGCCTTCACCGCTGCCCGTTGGGCTTCGTCCGCCGCCGCTCCACACTGCATGAGTCCCCGCTTCGCATACCAAACGAGGGTAAACCGGTGCCCACCTTCCCGGTGGGCGAAGGGCGTCACCCCGTGCCAGGTGGCCTGGCCGTTGAAGATCGTCACGCTGGCGTGGGGGATGTCGAGTGTGATGCCGTACTCGGGGAGGTGGAGGTGCCCGCCGTCCACCCCTTTGCGGATCGCCAACATGGCGCTCCAGGTGTCTTTCACGTTCCCGGCGTCCCGGTGGTAGGGGAGGATCGACCGGTTGTTGATGATCCCCCCGGTCCAGGGGCTTCCGGCGAAGTGCCAGTCCTGGTGGATGTTCCCGTCTACCAGTAGCTCGTGCTCGGCGGCTTGGAAGGGAGAGACTCGCTCAAACAGTTCCCAAAGGGCGGGGGTCACCGCTTCCAGGTAGCCGGTCATGGCCGGGTGCTGACGGTGGATAGCGGCCGCGCTGGCCCCGTACCGGCGGCGGAGGGGCTTTGGCTCGGTGAACCCGAACACTCGGCTCACGGTCCGGATGCCGGAGAGTCGGCTTTGGCTGCTCGATCCGATCCCGTCGTCCCAGTCCATACGCAGCCGGAGGTACCGGCCCATGTCGCCCAGGAGTTCGTCCATGCCTTCCAGCCGTACCGACGCCCCAAGGACTTGATCGGTGTAGGCATCCACCAAGATGACGTCCCCTTCGATCAGTTCGTCCGGGGCCGGGGCGAACGTCTTAGGAGCGGGCTTCTCGTAGTCCTCAATCCTTTTGATCGGTAGCCGGAGCACAGACTTCCTCCAATAAGCAGTAGATGGCTTCGCTGTTGGTGGTGCGCCCGTACTTCACCCGGACCAGTTCCAACCACCGGACCACCTTCTCATGGTCCTTCTCCGGGTAGGGCAGCACGACCGACCGAATCCCCGCCGCCTCGTACAACTCGGACCGCTCCCCGGCGCTGGTACCGGTAATCGGGATCTTCTCCAGCTGGAACAGCAAGTCCTTGATGTCGTCGTCGGAGTAGCTCGATGCGCTGAGCAGCCCTTCGTCTTCCTCGATCTGCCGGAGCATCGCCAGGAGAGCTTCGTCGTCGTAGGTGCCGAGGTCGCCGGTCCGGTTGTCAGCCAAGGCCCAAGCCGCTTGGGTGGCCGGGTCGTGGTCGGTCTTCACCACCGCCAACCGTTCCCAGCCGAGTTCCGTCGCGGCTAGGAGTTGGTGGTTACCGGCCGACACCGTGCCCCTCTCTCCGGCTTCATCGAACTGAGCGGTTACCGGCTTCAACTGACCGAACCGGGTGTAGCTCCGCTTGATGGCTTCGACGTCACCCCGGCGCGGGTTGCCGGGCAGCCCGTCCAAGGTGTCAATCGGCACCGCCAACGGCCACAAATCCTTTGCGATCTGTGTCTTCCATTTGACCAGCACCATCACTTACTCCCAGGTTTCTCGATCAGTCCCAACATGCGCCTTCCGGAGAAGGTGATTCGACATACTTGCTGCTCGGCCCCGGCGGAGGAAGTCCTCGTTGCCCCGGTGGGGCGGATCATCCCGAGGTTCCGTAGCTCGCTACAGCGTTTCCATGCCCCCGAGTAGACCTTGATCTCATCGGCGGCTTCTTCATCGGTCAGCCCCTCAGCTTCGCCGTAAGCGATCAGGAGCCGGTGACGCAGACTTCCCCGCCGGTACGGTTTCGCCGCCGCAGCGTGGCTTGTAGCGGGGTCTGTGGACCGGGCACCGGCCGGGAGGTCGAAGAAGCCGGGCTGGTCGGTCACTTCTTCGGGGCTTCCGGGTTCAGGGCCGCTTCCAACTCGGCCAACCGGGTCGAGGGAACCAACTGGCTCACGGTGGGGATCGTGGACAAGAACGCCTTGGCATCTTCGCTTTCCAGCGCCCCGAGGGCCAGTTCCCGAAGGAGGTCCGCCTCTTGCCGCTGGATATGGGTGAGGGCGTGCTTCACCGTCTCGGCGATGTCGGCCCGGGTTTGCATTTCCAGCCGGTCCTTGTCCGTCCCGCCGCCGGAGTATTTGTTGCCCCAAAGCATGGGCTGTTCAACCCACATGCGTTCGGTGGTTCCTCGGACTTCGAATCCTTGCTCCCGCAGCGTGTCGTTGATCTTCCGGTTGCATTCCAGAACATGCTGATTGACCATGAACTCGGTCTCTCCCCGGATTCGGTCTTCTTCGGTCTCCCGTTCCGTGAGCAGCCGCCGGGCGTCGGCGATCAGTTCCGCTTCCCGCTGGGTGACTTCACTCCGGAGCACCTTGAACTGGTTTCTCACGACCGACTTCAACTCCGCCCGTTCTCCCTTGGTCATGGTCATGGGAGTTCCTTCCTCCGCTTGCCCATCGTGAGCTTCACCGCCGCTACCGTCACCTTCGACGCCTTGGCAATCTCGGTCAGCGAGGCTCCGGCTTCCTGGGCTTTGAAGTAGAGGGCGTCACGCTTCCGGTACAGCTTGCGTGATTCCTTGGTGACCAGGTTGAGTTGGCCGGTGACTTCGGCCATCTGCCTGAGTAGGCGGTCCTTGGGCTTCTCCGCCATCAACCTTCCTCAGCCGCCGGTTCTCCGTCCCGGCCGAACAGGTGGGAGATGCCTTGGGCCTTCTCGGCTTCCTCGTGCAGTTGAGCGAGCCGGTCGGACTGGTCCTGCAACGCGTCCACCGCCCACTGCGAGTCCACCATCGTCGCATCGGTGCAGCGGAAGATGGGGACGTACTTCAATGCCCCCTCGTCGCCCTTCACCGGCTGGTAGCGGACCTTGGTGCAGTCGGCCCGGAGAAGGAAGAACCGGGTGTCACCGATGGTGACCTTGGCGACTTCGCCAATCATGGCGGGGTCGATGTCCAGCGGGTCTTGCAATCCGCCGGAAGCGTTGGTGATCTCAACTCCGACGGTCTTGATGGCTTGGCCCTGAAAGGAGGGCAGACCGAGGGGATTTTCTTTCGTCTGACGTGGCATTGAGCTACTCCTGGATAGGTGAATGGGTATAGGGGACTATCGGCTAGGTCACTCTACCGCACCCGAGTTGCGGCTTTGCGGATTTGGCTGAGCTCTTTTTCTTCCTCCCCGCTGACCTCCAGAGAAATCGTCGCTCCCGGCCTTTGATTCCCTTTGACGTAGAGCTTCGTGGCGCTCACCCGCCATATCCGGCTGTCGTTCACGATCAGCCCTGAGTCGGTAAGGGCGTCGAAGGTGGACCGGAGCAACTTGTCAATGTCGGGGGTAGTGGTCATCCGGGTACGGAAGGGTTCCGAGGGTACCGGGGGGAACCGGAAGGTGATCCAGACCGCTATCGGTTCATCCAGGGGGGCTACCGGGTAGACGGCGAGATGATCCATTGCCGCCGCTGTCACTGCCTTCCGCCAAACCTTCGTGGCCTTCCGGCCTTCCTTGGAAGTACCTGGCACCAAGACGGCCCGATTGCCGATCAGCATGGCGGTGGCCGATCCTTGCGGAGCCGGTAGCCCGATGACTTCCAACTCGATCATGGCTCTTGCTCAATGGTGAGAATCCGTCGCCTGTCCTCCTGGATGAGGGCTTTACGTTTGGCCTCCCGTTTCGTGACAGGCAAAGTCGAACGACGGCGAGGAAGGCTCTTATTGGGAGGGGGGGGGATCGTGTCCGAACTTTTCGATGGGCGCGTCTGGATGCGCTCGCACTTCCGACAGTCTCTCCTCTCGGTAGCGTCTAGAACGCCTGCTCGCCGCCAGGGTGTCCATTGGTGTTTGCACTTCTGCCCGACCCGGACCACTCTCGCCGGTGTCCCCATCGAACCTTTAGGGTGGCTCACTGTTTCAGCCACGGCATGAGGTCCCACCTCACCGGGGTCTTCGCCGGGTCTTCGCCCATCACCAGGAGCAGCTTCAGTTCCTTGGCCCGGTCCCGATGGCTTTCGATCCACCCGTGGCACCCGGTAGTTCCACTGCCGCAAAGATGGACAAGATTCTCCGGGGTGTCGGCGGCCTTGGTGCCCCCCATGCCCCTTGGATCGCGGTGGTGGTAGTTAGTGGCCCGACCTTCGCATACGGTCGGCAGGCGGGCCTCACAGACGCCTTGGGAGCGCATAGCCACAACGATGCGGGCGTCCCGGTTCTGCGCCACCTTCTGCCGGGTTTGGCGCTTCGGCTTTCGTTGGTACTCGCCGCCCTTCAATGCTCCTCCTGACTTCAGCGGCGTTTTGCGCTTCAGTTCGCTTCGCTTCACTTGGCCCTGCCGTGGTGCCAGAACTTGCACCGGGGGCAGCGGTAGACCATCTGATCGGTCCACCCGTTGTCGTCTATCTTTTTCTGCGCACTCTCCGCCGAGAAGAAGCTCACCTTCGGCAACCCTCCGGGTCCGTAGTGCTCACTGCCCCTCATCCTCCGCTTCCGAGACATACGGGCCGGATCCGGCTTCCGACCTACCACCGGCCACCCCGCTTCGCCTTCCACGCCATCTTGATCTTGCGCGGATAGTTGAAGTACCAGCCCGGCTTCGGCTCGGTGATGATGACCGCCTCATCACCGGTCTCTAGGTTCCAGGCTTGGAGGGCAACGGTCCCCCGGAACACCGCGTGGATCACTCTCATGGTTGGTAAGCCTCGATCTCCCGGTCGCATTCTTCGCACCCGCTGGAATCCTCGTCGGAGTTGCATCCCCAACATGATCCGTGTTCACAGCGGGTAAGCCGGGCGGTCAAGCCCTTGAACGGTGGAACCCCGTCCCCCCGTTGCATCGTGACCCACTCGGAGAAGTCCTTGTCCTGGACGGCCAGCTTCTTCGCCTCGGCGGCGTTGTGAACGAAATACATCCCCCAAGCTACCGATGGCTCCGGAGGTTCCCCGTAGCTGAACGACGTCATCACTTCCGAGAACACTTCGTAGTGAAACCGCCGGGCCGGAATCGTTCCCTCTGCGTTGCAGGCGGAGCAGGAGAAGTTGGCATCCGGTACCTCCCCAGCCCCGTTGCACTCCGGGCAGTAGTCCCAATCGGCACAGGGAACCGGTCGCTTCATTGTCGCCTCAGCAATCCACTAGGGGGGAACTTCGGCCCGTCGGGGTCTTGGCAGTTCCCGTTGGCGCATTCAATCGCGCCCGCGGTGGTTTGGTTATTGAAGCATGACCAGCAACTCAGCGGCCCGTAAGCCAACCGGCAAGCCGCCCACCAAACCGCAATCGGAACGTGAACAAAGGTGACCCTGAAACACGGTCCCGGGTCACCGTCGTATTGCGGGTCGTAGGTGAGAGGGACGTTCGGCCACCCGGCTTCACACAGCGCCATATCCAACCGTCGCCGCATCGCTTCGATCTCCTCCGGGGAGAAGGTCAGTGTTTGTGACAGAGACATTCGCACTCCTCTCGCCAACCGGCCCCGAACTCGTCGTCGTAGATGCCCCAACAAGGGCAGTGACTTTCGTCCTCCAACAACATCTGGTGAACGACGGTCCCGCAACTTCCGCACTCCACAGTCAGAGCCGAGGTCACCATGTCGAAGATGTCCGAGAAGTACCGGATGATGTTCGACAACTCCTCCGTCGCCGTTGCCCGCTCCTCCGGGGTGAGAGAGTCGAAGGCAGCTTCGGGGGTGAACCCGGCCGAGAGTTTCTGCCGGAGCCGGTTGCTCACCGGGTAGTCGGGGAGGTTCATTCCCCGGTCCCTAGCGCCGGGAGCATGGTCGGCATCTTGCCGGTCTTGTAGACCTCCGTGATCTGCGGTTGCATCCACTCTCCGGCGGTGCGCCCGTCAGGGAGGACGGTGTGGGCGAGGAACTCGTCCTCAAAGGTGCTGATCTCGCTCTCTACGGCTTCCAGCTTCGCTTTGATGCAGAGGGCCAATGCCCTCCACTTCTGGCGACACGCCTGTTCCCAGGCTTTCAGCGCGGCTTCATTGGTCCGCTGACCGCGAGAGTGGAACATGAACTCGTCATCGCCCCGGCCGGGGAGGGTGAGAGTGAACCGGATGCGCCGGTCGCTAGCGGCGAACTCGATAACCGCCATGCTCCCGCTCCACCCGTACATGAACTGGTCGGCTCCGTAGCGTTGCAGGGTGCGTTCGATCTCCCCCCGGCTCGACTCGGTACTGACGGTCGTGTTGGCAGCGTACTTAGTCACTTCTTCCAGTCCTTTGCATCGACACAGGTTTGGAAGTGGCTGGTGTAGAGCGGCGAAGTGTTCGCTTCCAACTCACTGTCCTTGACAAAGTGAACGAGCTTGTCCCCGTTCGGTAGTAGCCGTTCCTTGCGGAGTCGGCCGGTTCCATCCCCCGGCGGAACAGGGTCGAGCGGCATCTTCTTCCCGTTCTCGGTCACCACCCAAATCACCGGCTCGTGGCAGCTTCGACACTCCTCACTCACGACGCTCTCCGGAGCAGTTCTTTCGGGGGCCGGGCCGGTCCTTCGGGGTTGGCACAGTTCCCCGCCATGCAGGCGCTGTGGATGTCAGGCTCCATCGTTGACCAGCAAGTCCAACAGGCCCCGGTCCCTTCGTAGGCAATGTCACAAGCCGCCCACCAAACCGCACCGGGGATTTGCCGACGGTTTCCGATGTTCGGCCACCCGTTGCTAGCGGTACCCGACTGGAAAAGTTCAACGTCCGGGTAGCCCGCCTCCGACATCGCCATCTTCAACCGCTCCATGACCAACTCGGCCGGTGGTGGAATGACTCGGGTGTCGCTCACCGCTTCGGCTTCGGATTGAACCCCGCCGCTTCCAATATCTTCGGCTCTACCAACCCGAACCGGCGACACCGGCAGACTGCCTGCTGGATCGTCCGGGCTGTGTAGGGAGTACCCATCTGCTTCCGGTAGGCCCCTCGGTTGGCCGCAGCCAAGATGGTTACTCGGGCGATTGCCCGGTCCATAGTTCGCTTCATTCTCTCCATCCTTCCTCGATACGTCTGATGATTTTGTTGATCTCATTGGTGGTCAACTCTCGGTGCTCGGCCCGCGGCCAGAACGTGGTGATCGTCTTCCCGTTGATAAACCGCTGGACGTAGTGGTCGCCGGGGTGGTCGAGCGTTCCCTGGCACATCGGTTCGGCGCAATAGCCAAGAGCGATGGACACGGCGAGGTCTCTCATCAAAAGTCCCCCTGTGGTGAGGGAGCGGGAGTAACTTTCTTCTTCCAAGCCCCTACCCAAGGCCAGACGTCGCCGTGGCTCAGCGCCACCGGCCAGTCGGTCACCATCCGGTCTCCTCGGAAGCGTTCCAGCTTCCAGTTGTTGATGGAGGTTTTGTCCGGGCGAAGGCTGATGCCGATTTCCGGCCAGGCCTGCCACTGCTGGCTTCCATAGGGGCGGAGGTCACGTTGCCCGGCGTAACCGTTCGGGGCGTGGCTTTCGATCAGCAGGCCGAAGCCGTAGCGGGTACGGAGGTCATCCAGAACGGCCAAGAGTGGGGACGTCGCCTCCTCGTGGCTTTCGGTTCCGCCCCGTTGGCTACGACGGTGAACCATCTTGTAGATCGGGCCGATGCAAACCAGGTCCGGACGTTGAAGGGTTATCTCCCGTTCCAACTCCGTCTTGCCGTGACGGGTGCGGGGGTCCATCCCGCCCGGCCGCTCAAAGATTCGGCACCGGGTCGGGTCGTAGTCGGGGATGTCACGGAGAAGCCGCTGGGCCATCCGGCCTCCGGTTTCAGCGATGGAAGCCGCCGGGTTCTCCAGGTCCACCACGAGGGTGCGAATCTTCGGGATGGTTTGGAACTTGAACGGGTGAAGCCCGTTCGCTGCCAGCATGGCGATCTGCCGGAGGATCACGCTCTTGCCCTGACCCTCCGAAGCGACGATGAGCGCCCGCCAGTCGCGGCGGATCATCCCGTCGATAATCCAAGGACTCATGTCGTCGGCGGTAGCGACGATTTCCTCCACGGTCCGCGCCCGTTGCTTGGACGTGTCCGCCGGGGAGTCGATCATTCCGAGTTCCGCCGAGAGCCGGTCAGCCACTTCGTAGGGATCGTTGAGTTCCATTGCCGCCGCCGTCGCCTCAGCACAAACCATCAACACCCTCCGCGCTGCGGCGTGCCGAGTGACAATACGGGCATACTCCCCGACGTTCCGTACTGACGGGACGCTCGACATATATCCGAGCATCGTTGACCGGGCTTCCCCCGACATCTTCGCGGCGTCCCCCACGGTTTGGAGATCGACCGGTTGACCGGTTCCGTGGAGCTTCCTCATGGCAGCAAAGAGACTGGAGTTGGTCGGGACGTAGAAGTCCTCAGCCTCCACGATGTCGAGAGCGGCCTTCACTGCGTCCCCCGACAAGAGCATCGCCCCGATGAGGTCGCCTTCCGCTTCGGCGTTGAAGGGAATCGTTCGGATTGTCACAACGCGATCCGGTTTCCGCTGGCGTCGATGAAGAAGTGCTCATCCCCATCGGGAGTACCCCGCTCAGCGTTCCACTTCACCTGGTTCCGAATCCAGGTTTGCCAGGCCCGGTCCCACTTCACGAACTTCGTTCCGCGGGCCGCGTGGTAGTCGAGAAACTGCTGGGTTTCCCGGTCGAGATCGAGAGCTTCACCGCCGTTGCCTTTGGCCCAAGAACGCATGGAAGGGGTGATGGGGAAGGTGTCCGGCGCAGCCGTCTTTCGAGCCGTTTTGGTAAAGGACGGTTCTAAGGACGAGTCAAAGGACAAGTCGGGCGGTGTCAGACCGCCCCTGACCGGTACCGTAGACCGCCCCTGGATGTCCTGTAGACCGCCCCTGAGAGGCGGTGTCAGACCGCCCCTGTCAGGCGTGGCTAGACCGCCCCTGGCCGCGTCGCCTTCGGCCATCAACCAATGGGTAAGGGGGATCGAATACCGATGGGTTCGGTACCGGTCATCACGTTCCAAAGGCCCGCCCATGTGTTCTTCGACTTGAAGCTCTCCCAGGGAAACCAACCCCTTGATCTCCCGCTGGACGGTGCGCCGGTTGGTAGCTGACCTTGATGCGATTGTTTCGTGGCTGGGCCAGGCGTTGGTGCCATCGTCATCGGCGCAATCGGCAATGACGACCATCACGAGCCTCCCGGCCCCGGTTGACTTTGAGTGACGGAGAACCAGCCCCGTAACGAAACCGCTCACGGCCGTCCTCGGCCGCTCGGTGAAGGTGTTACTGCGTACATCGAACCTCCTACTGCTCTAGATCGCGTGTCGGGGTCGGGAGTCGGGAGCGGTAGGAAAAAACACCGACCCCGACCCACGATCACGCTTGACACACATCGGGAGCAACCCCGATGCCGTTGATACTTTACCCCCGGCGGTCGAGAACCTTAACCGACCGGTCCTGCGGAAGTGGGGTTCGTAAAAACCGCACCCGCCGCGCACTCGCACCGAACGCTCCGACTCCGAACAGCCACAAGAAACTCGCGGCGTAAATCCCCACGGAGAGGAGGTCCGGCCACAGTGACAACGCCGTGACCACTCCGATGCCGAAGCCAACCCAAGCGGTCGTCTTTGCCCATTTGCGGCCGCTGTAGTCACTCCTAAGCCCTTGGAAGGGGCACCCCGGTCCGTTGGTCCGGGGGACTCGTTCCATCCGGTAGGCGGTCACGACGGACTCGGGAGGGGTTCGACCCTCGCCTTGTCGATAGCGATGGAAGCCTCGGCAGCCGTCAGGTCGTTGAGCGAAGTGATTTCTCTCCCGACGTAGGCGGAAACGACATCGTGGACTTCTTCGTTGTCCACGATTTTCCGGTCGTTCCTCAACCGAAGGCGGAGCATGTTCTTCTGCCCCTGGTTGGCGAGGACTTCCCCCTTCTCGTTCACCGGCTCGCTTCCATCAGCCGAAGCGGCTGCTTCCGGTGCGGGTGCCGCCGTGTCAGTGGCCTTGGCTTTGGTGCGCCGGGTGGAGCTTCGCCGGGTAGTGGTCTGAGCTTCTCCGCTATCGGTAGCGTGAGATTCCTTGTCCCCGTCGTCCTTCGGGTCCGAAATGCAGAGCAACTCCAACAGGAGGTACTTGTAAGCCGCGGTCTGCGCCTTGTTCGCCCCCTTGTCCGAGTTGTCCCGGCCGATGCCGAACGTCGTGGCCTTGATGCAGTCGGTGATGCCGCCGGGACCGTAGATTCGCCAGTCCACTTCCAGGAAGGTGTCGGTCCAGGGGTTGGAGTTGACCACGATGTCCTTCGTCTCTCGGGACCGGGTTAGGGGAACCGTGACGACGCCGTACTTGGCGAACAACTCCTGACACTCAGCCGTGATGTTCTCGATGCCCCGGAAGGCGTACTTCACCCCGGCGTTCGGGTCTCGGGTCTTGCCGATGGCGGGGAGTTCTTCCATCACTCGGGCCAACGCTTGGATCACGTTGGTGGGCATTGGTCGTTCAGCGGATTCAGTCATGCCGTCACCGTTGCCTTCCATGCGTTTTTCGCTGCCTTGTCCAGGGCCTTCATTGTGTCGCTCCTTGCATAGTTGTATATGTCCAGCAGCCGGAGGAACATCCCCCAAGCTGTTTCATCGGCGGGGTACTCCTGAAAGTGGAATGTCCCGTCGTCACGCGTGTAGAGACACGCTGCGAAGTCAATGTGAGGCAGGGGTTTGAGGTCGATGAGGTCGCCGTTGGCCCCGTAGATGGCCGTCCCGTCGGCGTAGCGGTAGGCGCTGAGTTGGAGGGTGTGCTCAAAGGGGTTCCGTCGGCCCGTCTTCAAGTCGATCAAACCGATCTTCCCCTTGAACTCCCCGGCTTCCATATGGCTGATGAGGTCGAACCGACCGCCGTAGCCCATCCGGCTCAGGGCAACCTCCTCCTGACCGATCAACGTCGGGTCGTTCTCCACCATCCACTTGTCCAGCGCATCGACGTGACCGGCTTCATCGTGGCGCTGGTCGATCTCCTCATCCCGCATGAAGGCTTCCATGTGAGCGTGGATTCGGGAACCCCGTTCGGCCTTCTCATCCCAAACCTGCCGGTAGTTGAAGCCCTGTCGGGTGAGCTTCACCGCCGCCCCAGCAAACGCTCCCGCCTTACCGTCGTCAAACGCTCCGCTGATGGCGGTGACGTTGACCACCGGTTTCCCACCGTGCTCCACGACGTACTTGTGATCGTGATGCGCTCGATAGCGGTCGGTCAGTTGCCAGGCCGCTTTTCTCGTTGCCATGTACCCTCCTTGGGCTTCTACCAGTATACCTACCTATACCTTACTAGGGGGGTATATCAGGGGTCAGTACCAGGGGAGATGTGGCGAGGGGGAGGCCGGGACCCCCGAAGGTCTACCGACCTCCCCGCTCGCAACAAGGAGGGAACATGACTTCCCTTTGTCAGCCCGCCGGGGGGATGGGTAGACCGGGGGGCGACGGGTTCACTCTACCGCAAACGCCTTCCCCCCGAGGCTTCGCCTTCTGACCCGGCGTTAGTAGAAAAGTATTCACCCTTATACCTTCGGAGTTACCCTTGGCTCATGGTCACGAGAGAGGAAGCCCAAGCAGCCGGGAGGCGAGTGTTCGCCCCCATTGACGGGATGAGCGAACTGCTCCACCCCCGCCGCCGGACACGGGTCTACTTCTTCGGTGGCCCGCTGGGCTGGCTGGTGATCGGCTTCGTCATGTTCACCTACATGCTTTTCAAGATGGCGGTGGTCTTCACCATCTTCGCCGTCGTGATTCTCTACCGGGTGGCGGTGTGGATCACCTACCTCATCCGGGCTAGAACAGGCAACTCACCATCACCCATAGGACGATGACTTCCGTGGTCCCTGTCGGGGTGAAGCCGATCTTCAACCGGTACTGACGGTCCACCGACAACGCTGCCCCGTTCAGGAGCACTTCCACTACCGTCCCGCTCGCCATTATTGGAGAGAGAGTCTCGGGGATCACCTGGTTGGTCTTCACGTCCACCAGTACCGCCGTCGGGTTGATAGCCGCCGCCGCCCCGAGGGATGTCAGGGCCGCGCTGAGGTCGAAGCTCAGCGTCTCCACTGTGTCCGTCGTGAAGTCGATAGCCGGGGGATCGAACAGGAGCAAGCTAGGGGCGATGTTCATGGGGTGACCTCCGTGGTCAATGGTTGAGCGGTGAGAGTGGCCGAGACTGGCTGGCTAGAGAAGAAAGTCACGAGCGGCTGGCTGGAGAGCGTGCTGGAGAGGGCGTGGCTGGTGAACCCGATAGCCCCGTTGATGAAGGGTTGCCCGGTGGCCCCCGCTATCACCGAGACGAAACCGGAAGCGGACTCCCGAGCGAAGACGTCCCCGCTGATGCTGACTTGGGCAGTGAGACCGCCCGCGATGGCCGGGGTTCCGTCGCCCGCCGCCGTAACCGTGACGAACCCGGCCCCCGTCCCGGTCCAGCCCGCCTGGCCCGACAGCGAAGCGAAGACCGTCAGGTTCGCCGTAGCGCCCCCGGAGAAGTCCGGTGCCCCGGTAGCCCCGGCAAACACGCTCAGGGCCGCAGAAGCGATTGCAGAGGCCGGTGGGGGGTTCCCAAGGACGCTTACGGAAGCCGACGCCGAACCGGTAAGGCCCGGCGACCCGGTAACCGGCGAAGCCACCACCGTGACAAAGCCGACCTGGCCTTGGGGCGGGACGTTACCAATCGCCAGAACCTCCACCGAAGCGGAAGGGGCGATGGCGACGGTCGGAGTCCCCGAGGAGGAGGCGACGACTGCCATTGCTGCGTTGGCCGAGCCGGGGATGGCCGGAGTCCCTGAAGCTGAAGCCACCACCCCTACCGCCGCCGTGCCCGTTCCGGGGTAGTTGAGGGTTCCGGCTCCGGAAGCGACAACGGAGACCAGGGCCGGTGGAGTCCCGGAGATAGCCGGGGTTCCCGTCGCAGAGGCTATGACGCTGACCGTTCCAGAAGCGGTGCCGGAGAGGGCCGGGTTGGGTATCGCCGAAGCCACAACGCTGACCGCGGCCGTACCGGCTCCGGGGTAGTTCAGCGTTCCCCCGCCCGCCGCCACAATGCTGACCGCGGCCGACGCCGTACCCGTCAGGGCCGGGGAACCGGCAGCCGCCGCCACCACTGAGACTGAAGCGGACGCCGCCGCTGAAGCCGGGATAGCTCCAGCATTGACCGTGACCGCCGCCGAAGGGGCGACCGCTATCGCCGGGGTGCCGGAGGCTGCTGCCACCACGCCAACCGAAGCTGAAGGGGCCGCGCTGATCGCCGGAGTTCCGGCAGCCGAACCGACGACAGAAACCACCGCCGAAGCTCCTCCTGATGCCGGGGGCGGATTGGCAAGGAGGGAGATGGACGCCGAAGCCGTGCCGCTCAGGGCCGGGTTGGGAGTGGCTGCCGCCAGCAGCGACACCGCCGCTGGTGGAGTCCCGGCGATGGCCGGAGTACCCGAAGCCGCCGCAACGACGCTGACCGCCGCAGAGCCGCTTCCGGTGACGGACGCCGTGTAAGTGAGGACGACGACGCCCGGCGCTCCTGCGGGGGATGTCGCATTGTTCCACGACCCGCCGCCCCCGCCGCCGTAGTTGGCTCCGGGGTTACCTACCCCGGCTCCGGACAGCCCCGCCCCGCCCGCTCCCGCCTGCCCGCCGCCCGCCGCTCCCGCCGTACCGGGGAACCCGGCCGTCGAGTTGCCGCCTGCTCCCGTCGTACCCGCCCCACCACCACCACCACCGCTACCTCCAGCGGAGGCACTACCGCTTCCACCCGCTCGGACGGTATCGCCGATGCCCCCAGTGGACGATCCTGCCCCCTGGGTCGATCCAGAGCCGTTGGTGGCTGACGTTCCTCCCTTGGCCAGCGCCCCGTGCGTCGAGGTCGTAGGGGCCGAGCCGGTGTCGCTCATCCATGAGTCACCCGCCGCCCCTCCCACGGTGAGGGTGTAGGTGTTCCCAGGAACGACGGTGAGGGAGGTCTTCTTCGCGTACTGCCCACCGGCCCCGCCAGCGCACAGCCCGAGGCTGTAGCCGCCGCCGTTACCCCCGCCGCCGTAAGCCTCGATCTGGACAGAGGTGACGCCCGCCGGGCACGTCCAGGTTGTCGAGGAGGTATGAGTCTCGGTGGTCACGCTGGCACCTGTTGTTCGGGCACGTCAGGTGCCCCCTTACCGATCAGGCGATGCCGTGTGAAGTTTCGTCGCCGGTCACGGTCAGGGCCGGACCGTCGTAGTCCTCGCCGTGGACGAGCTTGCCCAACCGACCCGATGCCTCGTGGGTCTTGGCGATGTGGAAGGCGACGGCCGGGCCGTGCTCGGCCTTGTCCACTTGGATGTGCTCGGGGGTGACGTCGTAGACGGTCCCGTCGGCGAGGATGACCGAACCGGTCACCGGGCCGGTCTGGATGACATGAATCTGTCCGTCCGGGCCGGGTGTCCACACGTTCTCGACGGTGCCGTCCGGGTGGTTGACCTTTGTGAGTCCCATCTTCGTCCTTTCAGGAAGCCGCGATAGTAAGAGCGCCGATGGCGACGGTGAACGTCCCCGCCGTGGCGAACGTCTGACTGGCCGACAGCGCCCCGCCGACTGCGTAGCCGGTGGTGCCGCTGACGGTGGCCGTGTTCCACAGCGAGAAGTGGGTGATGGTGGTGCTGGTCGGGATGTTGCTGACCAGCGAGCCGGTGTTCGCCATCGAACCGGAGGAAGGTGAACCCCAAGCGACGGCCACTCGGGCGTAGGAGCCTCCCGAGACTTCATTGCTGCCGACGGTGGTCGGGTCGGCGGTGTTGTAGCCGATGTCGAGGGCTACTCCGTCCAGCCCCCCGTGGAGGCAGGCGTTCTCGCCGATAGCTGATGCTCGTGCCATGCCCTGCTCCTTCTAGTCAGCCGCGTTCTCCGCCCATATGACCACACCGGAGGGCGGTGGTCCGGGGATGGAAGGGGTTTACAGGGGGGCGAGAAGGATTTGGAAGGGCTTGGCGTCGATGGCCTGGCAGTTCTCAGTCCCGGCCCACAGGTAGTACCAAACACCCGGAGCGAAGGAAGTTGTGTCGATGTCGGCGTGGTAGTTCCCGGTGGCATCACGGATGATCATGGCCCCGACTCCATAGGTGTAGACCGTCTCGTTCATCGGTCCGGTCCCGATCTTCAACGTCACCACGGTCGGATCAGTGGGCGTCCGAGTCACATTGTCGATGAACGCCGCCGTGACGGTGATCAGGGAGTCTTGGAGGTACTGGTTCATGATTCTCCTATCGTGGCAAAGAATATGGCCGAGTCGGTGGTATCCACCGAGAACCGAGGAGCGTCCAAAAGGGACACGGAGTTTTTGAGCCGGTCCGTGATCGTGACCTTGCCGGGGATCGGGCTGACCAACGGCTGGAGGTGACCGGCGAGCGTGGTGGTAGAGACCAACACTCCCGCCGCCGCCACAACGAGGTGAATCGCTCCATGAAAGACGGGAGAAGTGGTGACCTTCCCTGTCCCGTTCTGGACGATGATCCCCGCCCCTCGGAATACGGGTGAGGAGGCCAAAGGGTTCGGCGGATCGTACTTTGTGGTAATGCCAGAGCCGTACTGGGTGAAGCCGTAGCCGTGGCTGCTGTATTCCTTCGGCTTGTAGACCACCGTCCCATGAGGGACTCGTACAATCGTCCCTGCGCCCCGCAACACCGTTGAAGCCCGGAAGGTAGCCGAAGCGACCGCCGTGAGCGTTCCAGCGGCCCGGAAGACTCCCGCTGCAACCGTTGAGCCGGAAGCCGGGAGGGTGGCCGTAGCTCCCCCCCGGAAGACGGGAGAGGTAGTGACCTTGCCGGTGTCATTGACCGCATAGGTGAGGACGACCAGGCCCGGTGCCCCGGCGAGACCGGTGGCGTTGGCCCCGGCCCCGCCGCCGCCGTAGTTGGCTCCTGCTGCCGCCGTTCCACCGTTCCCACCGTCCGTAGCGTGCCCGGTACCGCCCGTCGCCCCCGACCCGGCTCCACCGGCTCCACCGTCACCGGCTCCACCGCCGCCACCGCCGTTGACCGACCCTCCCGAAGAAGCCCCGGCCCCGCCGTTGAAAAGGACATCGCCAGTTCCGGCGGTTCCCCCCGGCCCCCCGGTCGTGCTGCCAGACGGCTTCCCGCCGCCCTGACCGCCCTTGGCGATGCACACCGCCGCTGCTTCGGCCGCGCTCGCCCCCGGAGCGAACCAGCTATCGCCGCCGTCGGTTCCGGGGTGGCCCGCGGTCGCCCCTCCGGTCCCACCCGCTCCGACCGTGATGGTGTAGCTGTTGCCGGGAGTCGTGGCGTAGCTGGTCTTCTGAGCGAACTCCCCACCACCACCGCCCGCACCGAAGCTGAGCGAGACCGTTCCCCCGCCGCCGCCCGCCCCGGTCGCCTGGATCTCCACGGAAAGAACCCCGACCGGGCATACCCAGTTCGTGTTGGTCGTTGTGATCCGCTCGACGGTCATTACGAAACCTGTTCTTGCAGCGCCCTACACATCCCGTGGGCGTAGAACGCCGAGCCGGTTTCGAGCGGGTGGACAAAGTCCCCGCTGGAGTGGTTGAGCATCATGGTCGGGTTCCATGCCCCGGTGTAGGGACCGGCCCCGACCGTGGCTCCGCCCATTCCGACAACATCGAAAAGGACCACGGCCCCTGGCGGGAACCGCCCCTGGATTGACTTCGCCAAGGCGCTGTAGGTGTCGGCGACTGCGTTGATCCCCGTATCCCCGGAAGCCGCTTCATCCAGGTGCTCGATGGTGTTGAGCAACACGATAGGCGGGGTGGCGGAGACGATGAGGTACCCGTCGAGGCAGAGGATTTGCCCGGCGCTCCCGGTGTGAGTGATGACGATGGTGTGCGTCCCGGAACCCATGTTGTAGATGGGAACGCACATCTGGACGGAGGGAGCTTGGGCGAAGTTGGTGCTGGTCGATTTGAGCATCTGGTCGCTGGTGGTTCCAGTGGCGAAGGCAACGCCGTCCACCGTCACAGAGAAGGGTGCTCCGGTTGTGCCGAGGGCGGAGTTGTCAATCGCCAAGAGCACGAGGTCGATGCTCGGGTGTGTCGTGGTGATCGTGAAGGTGTCTCCGGGCGTCGTCGTGGAGGTGATCGAACCTCCTGAATAGATGCTGGCGGAGGAGGTGGTCGGGTGGGCCGGAGGAGTTACCGAAGCGTCGGTCTGTTCGACTACTGAACTGGCCCGGAACAGCCTGATCATGGCATCAGTGGCGTTCACGGCTCCCGCCCGGCACTTGGCCGAGTTCCCTCCCAGGTATTCCGCCAGGGCGTCGTCGCCGAGACAGTCGAGAACGACCAGGCCCGACCGGTTCGACTTTCCCATCCAGGTGATAGCCCGCTGGATGGCGAAGTTGGTGTCGAGGCTGGAGGCCCGGCTGTAGTAGACAGCCGAGCCGTAGACCCCGCCGCAAATGTCAGAAGCGGTGCCACCGCCGTAGCCGTCGAAGTCGAATGGCCCGTTCATAATCGAAGCCAGCCGATGGATGAACAACGACTCGGAAAAGTGGGTTGAGGTAGACCCGCCCCCGGCCGGAGAGCTTCCCGCCGGAGGACTCACCCACGTCAAGTAGGAGTTCCCGTACCCGTGGAGGCTGGCCCCTTGGAGGGAGGGCGGAACTTGGTCGGTCGGCCGGTGGAGAGCCGGGCTGATCGACAGCGCACACCCCCCGCCGATGATGTCCGACCCGGAGGTGGAAGACGTGGTGGACACGTTCGTGGCGCTCACCGCCGGGCCACTACACAAGTAGGCGGCACAGACTGGGCTGAGGTTGGGGAAGGACTGGGCGGCGATGTTCTTCAAGAGGGTGAACCCCGTCGGGGCCGAAACCAGGAGGGGGTCAGTAGCCCCGTCGGAGAGAGCCGCCTTGGCCGCTCCAGCGAAGATCACCAAGTCCTGCGGGCCGGGGATGATAGCGGGCCAGGTGATGAAGTCGCTGATTGCCCCGACGTTGGCATCGACATTGTTGGAGCAGAAGGCCGGGCCGACCGCCACGTCCGACCCCCCCTGGACGACGGTACCAACCCCCACGATCACGTCGGAGGTCGAGCAGACGATAGTGACCGCCGCCCCGGCGTCGGCTCCCCTGGTCAGCTTCTTCTTGTAGACCGAATAGCAGGACGGGCTGGACGACTGAAGGTTGCTGGAGAACTTGGTTCCGAGCAAGGTCCACCCGGTCGGGGTGGTGAGGTTGTTGGTGGCGGTAATCATCGAGGCACAGATGATCCCGATGTCTCCATCTTGGATTGTGCTCGGCAGAGTCAACACGACCGAAGTGGCGTTGGCCGTGTTGTGGAACGAATCCCGGATAGAAGGAGGGGTCCCTTCCCCCCTACGGGGAGCCGCTCCAGCGATGGATGCAGGAGAGAGCATTAGGTCGCGTCTCCACCTATGACCCATTCATCAAAGGCACGCTGCCGCAAGGTGAGAGTTGACCACTGGGCACGGGTCGTGTTCGAGGAGGCCATTCTTCGGGTTACCCCGCCCGAACCCGTGACCGATACCTGGCCGGTCCCTTTCTGGCAAACCTGGATGACCTCCCCAATCGGGAACGGCACCGAAGCGTTCGTCGGAATGATGAGGTTCACGGGAGTCGTGGAGTCCATCTCTATAACCGAACCTCGGTCGGCCAAGGTGAGGGTGTAGCTGGTGGTCTGGACGGTGCCGGGGATGATGTCCGGGCCAGAGAGGCTCGGAACGTAGTCAGCGATGGTCGGGCCGTGTGCCCACCGGCCGGGGCCGGGGTGCGCTACAGCGGGCCAGTTTCCGGCGTCTTCTGCCGCTCGGATGACCGTGGCCGTCGTGGCTCCAACCGTGTAGGCCGTCACCCACACAATCTCGAACAGGTTGGAGCCGGAGTCGAGGATGAGCGGGATGACGTCGGGAGAGACCAGCGTGGCGAAGTCCGGGGCCGAATCGAACGAAAGTGCTGTACCCGAAACGCCGGGGTCTCCCCCGAGTAGACCGGCCTGGTTGTTATAGCGGAGCCGCGACACTTAGCGGCCTACGACTCAGTAGCGGTGACCGCCCCGATAGCGAAGTTCACGGTCGAACCGGCCGGGATGGTGAGGGCCGTGTCCAAAGCGCCGCCCCATACCGGGTTAGCTCCGGTGGAACCAGTGAACAGGCAGAGGAAGCCAACCGAAACCGCTGGCATCCCCGTAAAGGACTGGGCGGTGGTGGAAGCCTTGCTCCCGGCCGAAGCCGCCACACCGAAGACGATGGCCTGGCGGGCGTAGGAACCACCCGTGACTTCGTTGGCTCCGGTAATGCCGGGGTCAGCGGTACAAAGGCCCAAGTAGTACGTGGTGCCCGTGGTGATCTTGGCGTCGATCCCGGCGTTGGCCGCTGCGACTGTTTCTCTTGCCACAGTTGGGCACCTTTCGGTAGAGGGGAGGAGGGGGCCGGGATGTCACTCCACCGACCCCCTCCGGGGGGTAGATCAGGCAGGGACCGGCTGGGTTGCTCCGGTCCATTCGGCCCAGTCGGTGCCGGTGGTGGCTTCGCCGCTCCCGGTCCATGTGTAGAGCGGCAGGCCGGTGTCGGTCTGGACGTCCGCCTTGGCCCACAAGGTGGTGTCGATGGAGGCCGGGTCGCCGGAGAACGTGAACAGGACCGGGGCCGGAGCCGGGGCCGGGGCTGCCTCGATGGGCGTGGAGGTGATGGACACCGAGACCACCGGGCCGGGGACCACTTCGCCCACCCAAGCCGCTGACAAAGTGCCGGAGTCGGCGCTGGCGGCGAAGCTCACCGTGGCCTTACCAACCTTGCCGGTCGGGACCAGGGTGGCCGACAGCTGATCGTCAGCCGGGTTGAACGTGAAAACGCCGTCCGGGTCGGCAATGGTCAACGACGGACTGATCATCCCGGTGGTAGAGGCTTCCCCATTTCCATCGACGCCTACGACATCGAGCTTGACCCCGAGAGGGGCGACGGTTTCGGCTGGGGCTTCTTGGGTTGCGGTATCGCTCATTGGTGTGTCCTTTCAGACAATCGGGGTGGAGATGATGGTGACGCTGGTGACTGGCCCTGGTGCGGGGTGCTCCAGAGAGTGAACTTCATCGGCGAGATCCTCAACCTCATCGAGGAGAATCTCGTCAATCTCGGCAAGCTGTTCGATCTCTTGGCGCTCCCCTTCCATCAGGTCGGGATAGGTGGGGGTGGTTCGGTATTGACCATCTGAGGGTTTGCGCCACCGCCACCTCCGCCAGCGCCTCCGGAGACAACGCCCAATGAGCTAACCCCCGCTGCCGCGCCGCCGCTGCCCAAATGGAGATCACCGGATACCTGGACACTGCCGATGGTCGGGGCTGCCGGTGCGGCCGGAGTGACCGGCGGAACGTACCGAAGCATGGCCGGGATGGTTCCAGAGCTTTCCAGGGCATTGTGGACGGCGGAGACGAACACGTAGATCGCCCCGACAATCCCAATGACCTTGGCGTCCTGGGTGGCAGAGAGGGGAGAAGCCGCGAGCAGGGCAGCGAACGCCGCCGGACTAGCAATGGCCGCTTGAAAGAGGGACCGGATGACCCGCTCGATAGAACCCGTGGCTGTGGAGGACTTCATGGGGCCGAGAGTAATGGCCGTCCCCGTCTAGGTCAGGGGATGGTCCTAGCGCCGGGTGCGATTTCGATACGCCTCAGCGATGTGCTCGGCGGTGGCCCGGCTCGGGATAGCGGGGTGGTGCTTCTTGCAGACAATGAACGGGGTTCCTTCCACCGGGTGGAGTCCCATCCTCCAACATCCCTTGGTGTGACAGTTGTGTTTTCGGGCCAGTTGGATCACCCCGGCCAGGATGGCTATCTCCCCGATGTCCGAGCCGAACCCGCTCCAGAAGTTGTACCAGGGGTTGTTCCCACCGGTTCCGGTGTAGTGGTAGAGCCAGTTCCCGATCTGCCCGATCACCGAATCGCCGAGCAATCACGAGGGGCGTAGGTGGAGTCCACCTTGGCCTGGAAGGCCGTGTAGGCGGCGGATTGGGTGGGGGTGGGGTTGGCGGGCTTGATAGCCGGGATCACCGTGTTGTCCCAAAAGTCGCGGGTGCCCTTCCGGGCATCGTTGTTCGACTGGCACGCTGCCACCTGAGCCACGAGGCTCGTGTTCGCCTGGTTGTTGGCGCTGATGGCCGTCCTCAGCCCGACCCCGAGGCCGATAGTGAGCAGGAGGTCGAAGGCGATGATGGTGATGGCGAAGATGGTCCTGCGCCGGACGTCGGTCTTCAAGTCGGAGAGGGTGATGTTCAACCGCTCCAGGGCGGCAGTGAGTCCCCCCGCCGAAGCCAACAGGTTGATGGAGGCAGCATCGGCGGCATCCCCAAGAACCTTCCGGGCCGCTGACGCCGCATCGTCTATCTTCCCGCGGGCGGTTACCTCGGCGTCCCCAAGAACCCCACGGGCCTGATCCTCTGGTGAGTCGTTCTCAGCTTTCGCCATTTCCATTCCTGTTCTCTTTGTCCAACGCTTCGGCAAGGGAACTCACCGACAGGGCCAACTCTCCCACCACATCCACCAACTCCGGGAGGATGGAGTCGATTTCTCCCAGGGCAGCATCCAGGCGTCGTTCCTGTAGCCGGGTGGCTCTGCTCATTTCGTCGTCTTTGGCTTTGTCCCCGGCAACGGTCCGAAGTTCGGGAGCGGCTCACAAGGGATACCGACTATCCCCAGCTTGGAGTCGATCAGCACCATGTTCTGGCAAAGCTGAGAGTCGATGGTGGCGAGATAGAGGGCGAACTTTTCCTGTTCAACTCCGGCCGCAGCGAGGTTCGCCTGTTCGGTGACGTAGGTGGTTAGCAGGCTCCGGTTCGACTCGCCAAGCATCCGGTTCGCCACCGTGAGCACCGCCGTGGACAGCACCGCAGCGACCACGACTACCGCCACCACGACCGTGAGCACGACTTTGATGAAGTCCACCCGGTCTTCATGCTTGGAAGTGAGAAGGAGGTCTTCTTTACGTCGGCCTAGCGTTTCAGACACGGTGATCTCCCTCTATCAAACCGTCCACGTCCACCCGTAGGCGGCTGACCTTCGTGCTGAGGCCGTCAGGCCCCAAAAGCACCATGTCCAGCGTTTCTTTGATGTGCCCGACGTCTGTCTGTACCAAACCCAGCTTCTCTTTCAACTGACGGTGGTCCTTTAGCAGTCCAGGCTCCTCATCAAACCCAGGTTCGGCCGGGCGACCGAGAATCGCCTCGTCCAACCTCAGCCGACGCCGCCGCTTCTTGAAGAAGTTACGCGCCCACTTCGCCGCCAGCACCCCGACCGTGATGACCACGGCGAGACTGGCGGCTCCTGCGGAGATAGCTTCACTACTCACAGCCCACACTGAGTGGCTCTCATGTCCCTGAAGGACCGAGTCAGACTGCCCCGGCGTAGTTCGGCCGGAGATGTCCCGTGGAAGAAGCATCGTCAATCACCCAGGCCAGGGCGGTGTCGGGGTCGCCGCCCCATCCAGGCTTGCCCCAGGCGGTCTGGTCCTTCGGGAGCTTCCAGAAGTAGTCGAAGAACGGGGGAGCGCCGGGAGGCATCGGATCACTGCGGATCGTTGCCCACCAGAAGCGCATCTGAGCCTGGACGGCTCCGGAGTCGGTACAACCGGTCGGGATCATGAACACACTTCCTTGGATGGTTGGAGCGGGAACAGCGAAGACGGCTTCGAACTGAGCCTCCGAGCCGCAAAAGATGTTCATGTCGAACACCCCTGCTGCGCCAGGGATAACCCCGTCACTCGCGTATTGGTGGATGATGCTGGGGAAAGCAACATTGCCGGGCTGGCCGTTATATTCGGCGAGCCAGAGGCCGATGGACTGGTCGTAGCCTTCGGCCGCTTCCGACTGGTTGAGGTACTGGATTGCCGGGTGTTGGGCGATCAGGCCCTTCAAGTGTTGGATGTAGGCCGCTTCGCTCAGCCCGTCCGGAAGCTCATCGTCATCGAACTGAGGCACCCCGGAGACGACGTTGTTGTAGGTGCCCTCCTCGCCTCCAGGGTCCGCTGTCCCCTCATCCATCAGGTATCCGCCGACAGCGAACCCGGCAGCCTTAAAGGCCATGATGTCGCTGACTGCGTAGGGGTTCACATAGCCGGTGCCCTGGTTCACCTTGACGATGGCGAAGGGCTGACCTCCGCCCCCCAGCCTCTCTAGCTCCGCCTTGATCGCGTCGATGTTGAGGGGGTGGGCGTTGTTGCTGGAAACGTCCACGCCGTAGTGACTCATGAGCCTGAGACTATTCGGCGGAGGGGTAGAGGCCTTGGGATAGGGGACTTACAGCGCCCGGATAATCCACTGAGCGGCCAGGTAGGGGGTCATGTTGTTCATGGCCGTTCCCCTTCCGACCGCCGAGACTGTCACGCTGTGGACGTGGAGAGCTGTCTCATTGTCGGTAACGGCTTCGGCGACCCGGAAAGTGCTGCTCAGGGCACCAAGAGCGAAGTTGCCCCCTCCGGTACCGGGAGCGGCCTGGTACACGTCGTCACGGGTGTCGGCGGTGTGAGCGTGGGCCTGGCTCTCCGTCCCCGTCGAAGCGGGGTGGGAGTGGGTAGGCATTTCCCCGGTGACCATCGTGTGGTTCTGCTCACCGCCTACCGACCCGAGCGGCAAGTTCGGCTGGGTGTTGCTGCCGCCTATGCCGCCGGTTCCAGCGATCATCCGGCCCCGAGCGTCGGGGAGAGTGGTCCCACCGAGTGAGGCCATCAAGTCGGGATAGGTGGTGCCGCTGAAGGTGCTGCCGTCCATGAGGAGCCAGTTGGTCGGGACCGTTGACCCGTGGAAGGGGACACTGGCCCCGATAGGCACCAGTCCGAACGTCCCTCCCGCAATCGAAGTCGCCAAGGCTCCGTCCACCACCATGCGAGTCCCGAACAGGTGGAGCTCAACAACCGAGTCCACCGAAACGACGACGTGAGCCAGGCGGTCACAAGTGACGGCCGTCGTAGCACCGTTTATTTCCACCTGGAGGGTTCCATCGGCGTTGAGGGCGGTAACTACCCCTCGGGCGAACTGAACGTCTGTAGGGGTCGGTGGGACCGGCGTAGGGGCCGCTGGGGCACCAGCGATGATCTTCGCCAAGGCACTCGTAGCCGCGCTGGGAGCGTTCGAGGGAGTAACGGGGGGCATGGTCATACGAAGACCGATCCAGTGATCTGCCGACGGGGCTTGCAGGTCACCTGCATAGCGGAACTGACATCCAAGGGGATTGTGTATTTCTGAATGATGTAGGTGCCGCCAATACCCATTCTCTCTCGGAGGAGTTCGACAATGTCACCTTCCCAAAGGGCCGGGTTCGGGACACACTGAAATGTCGGTGTGTCGAAGGCGGTGAGGATGAGTTGGAGTTGGGCGTAGGCAGCAGAGTCGATCTTCGCCTGGGCTTGGAGGGCCGTATCCGGCAGGGCCGTCACCCCGGTGCTACTGAAGCCGGGAATGGCCTGAGTCTCGAAGATGTAGGGGACCGGGCCGATGGTGCTCAGCGTCGGGTGAGCCGGGTCGTAGTAGCTGGGACTGGTCGGATCGGTATTCCAAACTTCCCCTTGGACGGGTGGAGCGTTCCCCCCGGCTCCGGTGCCGATGGCGATAACCCCGCTGTAGGTTTGGGTCTCGTCCAGGGTGTTGTCCATTTCTACAACCGTGCAGTTCTGCCCTTCTTCGTAGGACAGCGGGAAGACGGTCTTTGTGAAGGTCGGATTGCCCAGTTGGTCGGTGGTGGCGAGCGGTTGCATCACCACTTGGCCTTGCGTCCCGAAGAACAGTTCCATCCCTCCGGCAGCGGCGAGAGTTTGAGCATCGGCCCACGGGTCGTTACTGCTCGAAAGTGCAGCCCCGAAGGTAGTCGTGGGAACCACAACTGATTGGCCTGAGTTGATGTATCCGGGGGGAATCGGATTGGTCGGGGTAACGGAGAAGTTGAGAACCTCAGCAGGAAGCCAACGATTCGACAGCAAGGATTCTACCGCTTGGGCGAGGTCAGTCCCCGAAACAATCTGGTAGGGGGCCGTCCATTTGAGCCGACTAATCTCGGCTGCCCGGTCACTCCCTTTGATGTCAATGGTGATTTGGTCACCCGTGTCAGTGACCTTCGGCTGAGACATCCTGAACACACCAAGGCTGCACATATCCGAAGACCCGTCGGAGTATTGGAAACCCCGGAAGACGTGAAGCTCATTCCCCGACAACGGGTGGAGAAGGTCGGTCGGGTCTTTTGGAATGTAGCTGTCCAACGACCTTCCCCGGCTGACCAGTTGAAGCGTCAGGGTGGCGCGGGTGGACGCGGTGGAATCCCTCGTGACCGATCCGCTCAGGACGTTGGGAAGCGACTGGAGGAAGGTGGTGCCGTGATATACGTCCACCCGCACCACTCGGGTCTGGTTGGTGTCAGAGAGGGCAGCAAGGTATCGAGGGGTAAGCCCTAGCGGATCGGGCATCTCAGGGCTTGTCCTGCGGGATGCACACCACGATCACTTCAGTCATCGACTGAGGGGTGGTCCGGTCAGCCCCGGTGTACATGTCTCGCGGACGGTTCGGCCCGAGGGCGATGTAGTAAAGCTCTCCCGGCATGTCCGAGCGGAAACACAAAGTGACCCGCCGCTTGCGGAGAGCGTCGAAGGCTTCCCAATCTGCAAGGCTCCCGAACCACAATGCGAGATCGAAACTCGGGGAGTAAAGGTCTCCTCTGACCAACACGGTGCTCACCCGGCCGAACGGCTGGAACGAACCTTGTTGTTCGATCTGGTCAATCTCATGGCTCAACCGGATACCACTTGCCGTAGATCCCACTCGGCTTGACGTCCGATAGAGGGGGATAGCCCCAGGGTTTCCGTCAGCGTCGAGTCCGGGGCTTAGCGGGTCTACCAACCAAGGCCGGTCGGTCTCCAGAGAGTTTGCCTTCACGATTGACCAGTTGGAAGCGACCGACTGACCGAACTCCTGGCCTATCGTCCGGCATCGGTAGTAACGCTGGATGGCGAACGGCCCTTCGTAATCGGTCCCGTAGGTGGTCTGATCCGGCTCATTGATCAATCCAACATCTCGGATGTCGGCCCACGTGATGAGGTCGGCGCTGCCCTGCATTTCGACGGTCGTGGCCTGATTGGCGAAGCCGCCTATGGACCACCGTTGAACCTGTGAAGTCTTAGAGTCCTTCGCTGCCTTGTAGTGGTCGAACACCTGGGTGTCGGTGAGGACCGTCGGGTAGATTGCGATGTTCCCCAGCGTCCCCTTTTGGAAGCCGATATGGCTAACCCCGATTCGGGCGTTGAACGTAGCCCCGCCCACGGTTCCAGAGAACGTAGCCGCCGCCGCTTGAACCCCGTCGATGTAGAGAATCTGGTGGCCGCTGGTATGGGTAGCAACGATGTGGTGACGTCCGAGGGTGATGGGCGCAGAGACCTGAGAAGAAGTAGAAATCCCCACCAAGAACAGTATTTCGTCAGCGTTTTGGAGGAGCCACCAACCGGCTTCGCCAGCACCCCCGGCCGGGTTACCGGTGCTGATGATCGTTTGGAAGTTAGATCCGCTGATGTCTTCGATGTCCACCCAAGCCTCAAAGGAGATCACCTGTTGGCCCAGCGGCAGTGCGGTCTGGATGAAGCCGCTAGTTCCATCGAACTTCGCTCCGGTTTCGCCGGGGAAGGCTTCGATAAACCCCTGCTTCCCGAAAGTGATCCCGCCCATGACCGCACCGGCCCCGGCCGAGCCACAAAGATCGGTCACCGTTGTTGAGAAGGGAACGTCGTCCAGGGGCCAGTAGTTGGAAGGCCCATCGTTGAGGATCGTCAGGTCGTAGCCCAACGTGCCGGGGAAGATTCCACAGGTGTCAGTGTTGTGGATTTCACCTCCCGAGACAGAAACGTCGTCAATCTGGATCAACAAGCGGGCAAAAGCCGCCCCGCCCGGAGCTTCGGCTTCCAAGAAGGGAAATACCCAATCAACCAGCCCGTCGGTGTACCCGTCCCCGTTGTTGATAGAGAGCAGCGTGAAGGAACTGTCGTACCAGTAGATATTGACGTGGACCACGCGGGCAATGGTCGCCGCCAGCATCGCCGCCATAGCCGTGTACATCTGCCCGGGGACGACGGCGTACTCACCAGCGATGGCGTAGGCAGCACCGTCAACCCCTCCAATGATCTCCATTGAAGCGGTCCCATCGAGAGACACCGTGGTCGAAGGGGCGAGCGTGCAACCGATGTACGGTGCCCAACTCCCCAGCCCCAACTCGAAGGTGGAATCTTCGGCACTCATGATGTTGTCGATACCGATGGAAGTCAGGGCGGTGATAGGGCACCCGGTCGATGAATCCGTCTCGGCTGCGGTGAGGAGTGAGGGAGTGGCCGGAGAATCGAACTTCACTGTGAAGATTCGGCTTCCGAACAGCGAAGAAATCCCACCCGTCTCGGTGACCCTCACATAGACGACGTAGGTAATGTCGGTTTGGAGGTTCACTGATGAAAGAACCGCAGAGTTGGCCGCAGTGGTCCCGGCGAAGTCGGTGATCAACCCCGCAGATTGTTGAGGGTTGAACCCTGTTTTCAGAGTGGTTGACAGTTCGTAGACGTACCCGTCGTATCCGATCTGGCTCAGCCCGGCCCCCAAACTCGCCGCCCAAGTCACCGTCGGGTTGCTGGTGCGGACGGGGGAGGGGGGACCCGTCACGTTCACGACGGGTCGGGGAACGGCGAAGAAGATGGAGTCGGAGGCGAAGGGGCCTTGAAGGTCGTGGTAGCTCTCCTGGGTGGCTACCGACCAGTTGTAGGTCACTCCGTCGGCCAGGAGGCCAGCCGGGATCGTGAAGTGGTAGATGCTGCCGAGGTCATCCACCGGCATCGGCCACGTCCCCGGCGGTGAACTGACAAAGCTCGTTCCGTTCCAGTAGAGGTAACTGCCACCCGCTTGTTTGATTCGCAACAGGGCACCGTTGAGAAGGCCGGAGTCGGTGCCCTTCTGAGCAGTGAACTGAAAGCTCATCCCGAGGTTGGAGTCCTCGTAGGTACCGCTGGCCGGTGCGTTGAGAACGGGGGCAAAGGGAGCGTCGGCCGTGACGTAGGTGATGATGATGTAGGGGGAGATGGCGTTCGATCCGTCGAAGGAACCTTCCAGCGTTACGGAGCCGTGAACGAACGACCATCCACCACCACCGCCACCGGCCGCGCTTCCCGGGGTTCCACCACCACCACCGCCTCCGCCGCCATACCAACCGCCGCCACCGCCGCCGCCGCCACCGCCGCCGGTCGTGCCCGAAGCTCCGGCTCCCCCGCCGCCACCGCCACTGACTCCAGCCGCTCCGGCCGTAGCCCCACCGCTGGTTACCCCGCCCGCTCCGTTCGCCGGGTGACCGCCCGCCCCACCGCCTCCACCGAAGTTGCTGACGCCTTGGCCGTTGGTTCCCGGCTGACTCCCGATCTGCCCGCCCCCACCGCCGAAGCCCCCCTGATACCCCGGAGACCCGGCGAACGGCCGCGAGGCCCCACCGCCTCCTCCTCCTCCTCCTCCGGCCGCTTCGATCAGGATGACCGCCGTTGAGCTTATGCAAGCCGCAGAAGCCCCCCCAATGCCCCCGTATCCCCCGTTAGCCGTCCCGCCGCCGGTTCCGGTGCCAGGGGTGCCTCCCGCCCCCCCGGCCCAGTGGGCGACGTTACAGGTGATGAAGTCACCGATGGAGAGCGGGATGAACCCGACGAGGGTGCTTCCGTTGCCGGGGGGTGCGGCTGCATCGGCGGTGGTTGGTTGGCCCGGTTGACCCACCCCCCCGCGCACGCTCGCCAGAACCCCTCCGTCGATCATGTTGGCGGGGGCAGTGAAGGTGCCGTCGGCGATGAAGGTTCGGTTGTTGGTGGTCATCAGCTGTTACCTGTCGAGTGTTGCCCTACGAGTTGGAGAAGCGTTGCGTCGTGCTGGGAAACTGCCGTGTTCAGGGCAGCGGTCAACTCGGCCTGGTTCAGGCCCGAGCCGTTGATCGTGAATGAGTAGACCGGCTGGTAGTTGAACCCGCTGCTGCCGACTCCCGTAACCGGCGTCCCGAGCACTCCGTCTCCCAAGCGGGGAAGGGCCGAGTTGGGGATGATCGTCCCGGCGTTCGGGCTAAGGAACAGTTCCGGCCCGTTCTCCCCGACGATGTAGGGCGTGTTCGCATCGACCGGGCCACCGCCAGCGCGGTGCGGGGCCGGGGCGTCCGGAGCGTTGTTTTGTGCGGGTCCAGGGCCACCGATGGTGGGGATGTCGCTGATGTGCTCGGCGAAGGGAATCTTGTCGTAGGCGTTGATCAGGGTGTTGATCACTCCGATTACATCGTTGATCAGACTCTTAATGACGTCGATGGCCCCGGAGATCAGAGTCCCGGCGACCGATACCGCCGTAGCCATAGCCGACCAAATCTGGTTCCACACGTCCCCGACGTCCTTGATTGCCGCCTTGATTATGTCGAGGCCAAGCGTCTTGATAAATCCAAAAATGGGACCCATGATCCCCCACGCGATATTGAGGGCTCCGGAGATCACCGGCCACACGGCATTCCAGACATCGCGCAGGAACCCGATCTCGTCCTTGATGATGTCGATGCCCAAGGTCTTGATAAACCCGAACACCGGGGCCATGATCGCCCAGGTCGCCGACAGGATCGTGCTGATTACCGACCAGGCCACGTTCCACAAGTCACGGAAAATCCCGAGAGCCTCTTTCACTACGTCGAAGCCCAAGGTGACGAAGAAGTTGAAAATGGGCTTCATGAATGACCAGGCGGCATTCAACACCGAACTGATCACCGGCCATATTGCCGACCACACTGCCTGGAAGGCGATAATCGCCAACTCCACCGGGAGCAACGCGATGATCCGGATGGCATCGAAGATCACCTTGATGATGTCCCAGGCGATAGTCAGGGTTGTGGTTATCACCGGCCAGATAGCACTCCAGACCGACTTGAAGACATCGAGCACCGGAGGGATCACGGCCGAGAAAAACCGCTCCAACGGGTGAAATACGTCGTTGTCGATGGCGTGCCAGACGTCATTGGTAATCGAGCGGATTGCCGACCACGCTGCCTGCCAGTGGACCGCCAGGAGAGCTATCCAGCCGATAGGACCCAACAGCATGAGGACGATTGACCCGAAGCCCGAACGCAGGAACGTGACCGCCTCATCGAACACCTGCTTGATTTCCGACCACACCTGACGCCAGTGAGTAACCAACTCGGTGATGCCGACCACGAGCAAAGCGATGGCCGTGATAATCAACCCGACCGGGTTGGAATCCATAAGACCAACCAGGACGATAGCCAATGCCCCCAACCCAGCCGTCAGGCCACCCAAGAGAGCCGGTGAACCCGCCAGAAAGGCCATGAGCCGACCGAGTACCCCTATGAAGTTGAGCAACACCATCCCGACCGGGGCGAGAGCGACGGCCAGCTTGCCCACCCCGTCGATCAGCGATACCACGTCCTTCACGATGGTCGGGCCGTTGGCGATGAACCAGTTGACAAACTTCTGGAATCCGCCGTCGTCAACCCAGTTAAGGAAGATGGCAGTGAGACCTTCAAACCCCTTCTCGAACATGGCAATAAGCGGGCCTGACTTCTGCAACATATCCGCGAAGCCCTGACCAAACTGCTCCACCGCCGCCAGGATGGTGTTGATTGCAGGACCGGCTTGGGCAGCCAGGAAGGAGATGAAGCTCTTGAAGTCCGGCTGTTGAGCGATCAAACCGATCTGCTCGAAAATGTCATGGAACTCCGCCGCCCCGGCTTTGACCAGGGGGGTGATGTCGTTGAGCAGCGGCATCATGTCGGAGATGGCCGCAGAGAACACCGAGATGATTTCGGGCTGGAACTGCTGGTCCCACTGCATGAAGGCGCTCTTGGCCTGCATGATCAATCCCACTAGTGAGGCGATTCCGGGGCTGAGGTTCTGAACGTCGCTGGCGAGTTGGGTGATGGCGGTGTTCTTGGCGGTGGTAGTCGTGGCTCTGGTGATGGCTTGTTGGTCGGCGGTGATCTGCTGCATGGCGGTAGACACCTGAGTGAACACCGGCAACGCCGCCAACCCGAACGCGCCGATACCGGCCCCGGCGGCAGTAGCCATTCCTGCGAATCCGATACCGATACCGGCCACGGCCCCGGCCAGCGGAACCAGGGCGGTAGCGAGCAACCCGACCAGCGGGATCATGGGACTTATCGACCCCGCGCTTTCCTCCAGTGAGGAGGACAATCCACCTGCTCCGCTAGAGGCTCCGTCGAGGGACGAGGTGAGCTTCCCCAACTCGGAAGATGCGGCTTCAGCGTCCATGACCACGGAGCCGATGTTGGAGTGCTTCTTCAGGTTGTCGAGTCGGGAGGCGAGGTCGTCAACCGTCCTACGAGCGTCGGACTCGGTGATGTCTACGTTGATTACCTGGTGGCTCAGCGCCTCCATCTCAGCCTTGATCTCGGCGAGCTTTACCTCATCCTCGGTGGTGTCCATCCCCACCTTGATGTCAGGAAGGTCTTTGAGTGCAGCGTCCAGGTGGAGCTTGAAGGCGTCGGCGAACTTGCCCCCGGTGGAGCTTCCCTTTTCGGCGGTAGTGGTGTCGTCCGGGCCTACGGTGGTGTTCTTGGTGGACTCAGCCACCGCCGTCTTGAAGGGGTCAGCGAACTTCTTTCCAGCCTCATCCCCGGTCGCGGCGACTTGGGTGTCGTCAACGGTGGTGCCGACTTGGACGTTTTCCTCGCCGGTCTGCTCAATGGCCTGGCCCAGCTTTGCCTTCAAGTCCTCCTCGAAGTAGGACATATCCGGCGTGATGGTGATTGACGCTGATCCAACTTCATCAGCCATTACTCACCACCTCCCATTTTGCTGTTGACGTTGGCGACGAAGGCCGCTATGTCCGTGACGGTGGCGAGGTCGCCTTCTTCCAGTTCGCCTTCGTCCTCGTCCGGCTGGCCCTGGTGCATGTCCAGGGCGTCGTAGAAGTCATCCAGGAAGTGAGGCTGGGGAACACCCTCCCCCCGGTTCTCCATGAGGAGAACGTCGGCCCGCTCAGCCCGGTCGGCCAAGAGCGCATAGGCGGCGGACAAGACCGCCTCCGCGCTTAGCTTGCTCGGCGGGAGCGTTTGGCCTGAGAGGACGAGCCGCCCCCGGAAGTACGTGCGCTCGGTCGCCGCCCAGTGGGTGAGATACCAGGCGGCTCGGTAGGGACCCCGAACACTTCCTCAGCGACCGTTTTCGCCAACTCCGAGAACCGCTTGTAGGTCATGGGGCCTTGCTTGTCCTGCTTCATCGCCATGAAGTCTTCGACTTCATCGGGGAACAGGACCGCCTCGAACAAGGTGTCCACGTTCATCACGACGGCGGAAACGTCACCGCTTCCTTGGGCCTTGAAGAACTCCTCGATGATCGGCCAGGGGATTTCGTCACTGCCCTTGCAGTGCCAAGTTCGGCCCCCGATGTTGAAGGTCATGGAAGGCTCGTCCGAAGCCTCAATGGCGTCAAGGTCGAGATGGGGAATCGAGTTCACGCTCATGCTGCCAGGTTGGGTTCGAGGATGAACCGGAAGGGCTGTGCGCCGTAGGGCTTCTCCAGCTTGAAGCTGGCCGCGTACATGCTCTTGTTCGCGCCCTTCTTGGCGGTGCGCTTCACCGTGCCGGTCTGAAGCGTCTGGCGGACGATCAACCGGCTGTTCGGGTCGGCAGCGGTGGTGGCTGCGAGGGGGATCGAGTCCCACCCGAGCATGACCCGGACCTCAGACCCGGCGGAGGGCGTCTCCTGCCAGAGCGAGCCGTCCCCGTTGGTGCCCTGGGACGAGGCGATGGTCGAAGCGCCGATTCCGGCGTTCAGCACCAGGGCCAGGTTCTGACGGGTGACTTCGGCGAGGACGAACGTCATGGTGCCCGTGTAGCCGGTGATGGCCTGACGGATTTCCCACAGTTCTTCCTCGACGCTGATCGGAGAAGTGGTAGGGCCGAAGTCGAACTCCGAACCGGCGTCGGTGTACCCGAGGGCTGTCCAGCCAGCAGGCCACGCTCCGGTAACGGAAACGGGTTCAGCGGTGCCGAGCGGGGCCGCATAGAGCGTGCCGGGGCCGACCTTGATGTTGTTCGGGTTGTAAGTACCCATTGGTGCTCCTTGTCTGCCGGAGTGGCGGGTGAACTCCGCCTTGGCTTACAAGGCGACAAGGTGATCGAACCACACAGACCCCCGGAGGTTCGGGGATACTCAGAGCGCCACAGTGAAAATAATGTCCATCATCATCCGCGGCCAACCGGTGTCCGGGTCCGGAGAATCGAAGGAAGTGGTCACGTTGACGTTGAGGCCACGGGTGCCCCCGTCGCCCAGGATCGTGCCGGGCTGGAGGACGAGAGCGGCCTGCTCGATGGCCAGTACCGCCGCCCGAACTTTGTCGTAGTCCTTCCCCGCCATCCCCCAAACTTCCACGGCAACTCGGATGTCGGAGACCGGGGCTTCGCTGTTGCTCTGGACCCCTCCGCCTGACCGGGAGACCCGGATGAAGGGCACCTTGTTGGGATTGGGATTCACCGGGAGTCGGAAGAAGGCCCGCCCGGCGATGTGGGGAGTGATCCACTCGTTGGTACGGAACCAGTTGCGGATGTCCGGCATGGCGTCCGGGATGACCAGCGGGGGCAGGCTCACGAGTTCACCACCGCATCCATAGCGGGCTTCAAAAACGGCCGGGGCTTCATCAGAGACGTTCCGACTTCCAGGTAGTGGGCGTACTTGGTGTTCGCCGTGACCCTGGCGATCACCACCTCACCGCCGAGTTCCACCCGGTGGCCGATCTGATTGAGCAAGAAGCCGGTGTTCGACGCCGGGGGCTGACCGGGGGCCGAAGCGCGGTGGGCCGGGCCGGTCTGGACCCAGTGGTAGAGCTTCCCGTTGTGCTTCATGAAGTACGAACCCGGTTCGTACAACCGGCCGGAGCCGGGGATGGTCAAGAATGTCTTGGCGAGGGTCTCGATCTGGAACGCCTTTTGCAAGAGAATCTTGGCGACCGGCCCTTCCAAGTCGGCGAACAGGGCGTGGATTCCCTCGGTGTCGGTGTCGTAGGTGGACATCAGCTGGCCCCCGTCACTTCACGGAGCGAAGCCACCGTGTGATCGAGTCCTAGCCCGATTGACTGTCGTGCCCAAAGGCAAACCCAGGTGGTCCCTTCGATGTCGTCGGTCACGAGATCGTTGGCTTGAAGGTCCACCGGGTCACAGGTCAGCCGGGTGTTGTAGACGATGCGGTCACCGCCGACCAGTACCGGCGCTCCGCCGGGGAGGCTAACGACGGCCGGGACGCCTTCCTTGACCAAAGCCGGACCAGCCGGGTTGGGGTCGTAGCCGTCGGTGTCAGCCGGAACGGATGACCGGGTGATGGTGACTGTGGTGGTGGCGAGGGGGATCGACACTTAGGTCTCCCAAGCGTGAGCCTGCGCCCGGCGGAAGCGGAGGATGTCCCGCTTCAACTGCGGGTCGGCCAGCATGAAGGAGGACAAGTCTCCCGAGATCGATACTCCGCCGATGGAGATGGACTTCTGCCCCATCGCCTGGACGACGGCCGGGTGCTGGGAGTAGTAGGCGATCCGGGCGATCACCCGAGCCAGCTTCGGAGGGAGTCCGGGGGTGGTCCCGTCCTTGACGCCGTAGGGGTGATAGCCGCCCATGTAGGTCACGTTCGTCTGCGGGGGGATGACCCCCTGCCAAACCGGCATCCACGGCAAGGGAGTGAACCAGCCCACCCATACCCCGAACCCCTGAATGATCGAGCCGGGGGCGTTGTCGGTGGCCGGGTTGTAAAGCGCCTCCCCGGAACTGATCGGCTTGGTCGGGTCGATGGGGACGGCCGAGGGATAGACCTTCCCGTCAGCGTAGAGATACAGGTTCTCGGTGTATTGGCCGTACCCGAGAGTTCGGACGCACTCCACCTCGACCATCGTCACCGCTTCGTCCAGGGCGCGGGCGACGTCATCGGGATCGTTCGCCCGGTCGTTGGTGATCCAGCCGTAGTCATCCACCGACACCAACGGCTGCGTAAGGCCCGTACCACTGGCGGGGGTACTAGGTATCACTTCTGACCTTTCCGGGGCTTAGACGGCCGTAGAGAGGCTGGGGTGTGGTCCCTGGAGAGCCATTCAGCCTCGGTAGTCAGCAACGGGCCAGCTTCCGCCGGGTACTCCTTGCCGACCGCCGCCGCCAAGCTCCCGTCCCGCTTCCAGAGCATCCGTTCGGTGGCGACCACCATCGGCCGCTCGTCCTTCGGCTTCGGGTACGGGTACGACTTCAAATCCCAGTCAGCCGAATCCAGCGCCGATACTTCTCTCTCGCAGAACATCTTTGCCACGGGCTGATCCTAACTGTGGGTGTACACGAAACCTCGGGATAGACGCGGAGCGACCCCGGCCGAAGCCGGGGCCACTCCACCCGTAGCTCAATACGAACTGCTGCTGGTCAGACCGTGGTGACGTTGCAGAACAGGTCGGGACGGAAGATCATCAGTCCGACCCGCTCTTCGCAGACCATGAGGATCTGGTTCAGCTCGGCGTACCGCTCCTTGTAGGTCTCCACGTTGACCTGCTCGCGGTCGGCGATCATGCCGCCCAGCTGGAAGTCGCCGACCAGCGAGGTGTTCAGCGCCATCGCACGGGTCCGGTAGGTCGGAACACCCCAAACCGTCAGCGGAAGGTCGCTGAAGGGGGTTCCGGCGTCGAACGTGCCCGAGCCGCCCGCTGCCCGCTTGGTGAACATGTTCCAAGCGTTGGTCGGGTTGAGGACAACCGCCGTCGGGGTGCCGTCGTGGTTCTCCACCTGAGCGAACGCAGCCCCGAAGGTCTGAGCGTTGTCGGTGTTGACCGCACCCTGCGTCAGCACGCCGTTGGCTCCCAGGACGCCCTGGAGGTCAGGCCAGGTGCCCGAACCGTTCAGGAACTCCCAGTCCTCCTTGAAACGGACCAGGTACGGCAGCCGCTGGTTGATGTATTGGATCACGGCCTGGGCGTCCTCGAACAGCTGCTTCGAGATCACCAACGTGGCGGCGATGACGGTCGGGTCGGCCTTGGCAGCCTGGAAGCTCAGCGTGGCGTTGGGCTTCACTCCACCCTCGGGGACGGCGGATGCCGACTCGTAGTTGGTGGGGTTGAGTTCCTGGACGTAGGGAATCTGCGCCAGGGTGGTCGTCATCTTCGGGAACAGGTCCCGGAGGAACAACCGTGCCTGCCTCGGCACCGGGGCGATGGGCTGACCGACCGGGAGCAGGTAGCCCGCTCCAGAGGGGTCAACGCCGGGGGGGCCGGACGAACCAAAGTCCTGCACCGCACGGGTGAGCATCTGGTCCAGCGTGCCCTTGCCTTCGTAGGCTTCCTCGAAGGGGGCGTTGCGGGTGCCCGAGAGCGCCCACTTCACCATGTCCTCGGAGATGAACATTTCCCCGAGCGACCGGCGCTCGATGTCATCTTCGGTGCTGCGTGCCCCGCCACCAGCCGTTGCGGCCAGCTTTGCGTTGGCCCGGCGCTCCTCCAACTCGCCCAGCGTGATCTGAGCGTCAAGCTCATTCACCTTGGCGAACATGGACTGGAGGCGAGCGGAATCCTCATCGGAGCGCACGCCTTCGGGCAGGTCGGCGAACTCACGACGGAGGTTTGCGCACTCCTCGTAAAGCTCGTCCAGGTTCAGGGTTGCTGCTTCAGCCATGACAGACCTCTTTCGATTGAATCAGGGAACGGACGCCCGGATAGGCGATCCAACGCTCTCCCGACGGTCAATCGGACCTGTCGTGGGGTGCTGAGGAGAAAGGTAGCGCAAGGAAGGGAGGAGGGTATGGGATACCCCCGAACGCGAAACGACCGGAGCCTTTTGGACCCCGGCCGAATCGCCTTCACAGTACCTACGTGGCGGAGGGGAGACTCGAACTCCCGACTTCCTGGTTATGAGCCAGACGGGCTGCCGCTGCCCTACTCCGCTGTGCTCATAGAAGCTACCAGGGTGGGCCTACCGATAGCAAGGTATGGCTCCCAAGCGGGGTCTGGCCGGATTTTCAGGAGGTGGGCAGCGACGCCCTTGGGCCGGAAAGGGGTGTTGTGAAGTTCCCATCCCAGCGAGTCCAGGGTCTGGTGGCCCTTCTTCTGATTGCATCTCCGGCAACAAGCGGTGACGTTCTCCCAGGTGTGCTTTCCACCGAGCGCCCTGGGGACGATGTGGTCGATGGTGCCGTCCTGGCGGACGTCCTTCTGGCAGTAGCCACACCGGTACCCATCTCGGGCACAGACGTTGGAAGTGATGAGCATGATGCTCCGGTGCTTCTCGGGCATCACGACGTACTTCCGAAGGACGAGGACCGAGGGGACCATGACCTGAGTAGACGGAGAGCGGAAGACTTCACCGCTGTATTCGATGGGGTCGGCAAGCTCCTCCAGGTAAAGCTCGACAGCATCCCGGTCGCGAATGATCGCGAGGGGTTCTCTGCTGGCGTTCAGGAGGAGCGCCCTGTTCATCTGATTCTCGGTCTCTTTGTCATCGTCACTGCTTTCTGGTTGATTCTGGTCTCAGCGGCGGGAGTCGAACCCGCATGGCCGTTCAGGCCAGCCCGTTTTGAGCGGGGTGCGTATTCCGTTCCGCCACGCTGAGGTGATCTGAATAGTCCAATGGTGCGAACGGGGAGAGTCGAACTCCCACTGGGCCGAGCCCACCACAGTCTCAGTGTGGCCTGTCTACCGATTCCAGCACGCTCGCATGGTGCCCCCGCCCGGAATCGAACCGGGATCGGCCTGATTAGAAGTCAGAGGACGGATTCCATCCCGAGGGCTTGGTACCGGAGCCGAGAATCGAACTCGGTCGCCACGATTATGAGCCGTGGGCCTGCCCAGCAAATCCGGCAAGATCAGATCGAATCTCCCGTGTGGCCTCTCGCTTCTCCTGGGCACGGGTAATGCGCTCGGGGCGTAGCCAGGAGTTGACCTCGCACATCCGATGCCCGTGGACAGGGCAGTGTGCGTTGATACCGATGTGCCCACGCATTTTCGCCATGAGCACATCGTAGGTGGGGTGGATGAGGGGAATCGAACCCCCTAACAGACACGGTCACAGCGTGCTCCCTCGCCATTTGGGTTCATCCACAGTCCACCAGGTAGGGATCGAACCTACGACCTTCACTTTGTAAGAGTGCTGCGCTCCCGCTGCGCCACTGGTGGTTGATGCTGGGGCCGGAGGATCGTAGGCAGGCCCTTACCTCCCCTCCGGCCTTAGCGTGCCCCCGGCAGGAATCGAACCCGCTCATCCTCCGATTAAAAGTCGGCTGACCTCCCACTGGCCTACAAGGGCATGGTCCCCACCCTGGGTGTCGAACCCAGTGTCTTCCGAGTATCAGTCGGACGCCTTCACCGTCTGGCCCGATGGGGATAAGTCAGGGCGGGATGGCAGCGAACCACCATCACCGCCCCGGTGCCCGCAGAGGGTCTCGATCCCCCGGCCTTCGGCGTGTCGTGCCGACGCTCTCCCAACTGAGCTATGCGAGCTTGGTGGAAACTCTCTCCCGGTCACGTCTGGCGACCGAACGGCACCGAGAGGGATGAACTCCGATGCTTCACGGTCGGCGGCTTCAGCCACGTTCATCAGCGCGTGACGCCACCCAGCGACGTTCCTGAGAAGGAGGAGACAGGCTCCCCCTTCGGTGGTTCCCGCCGGGATCGAACCGACGCCTTCCGGGCTTCAACCGGACGCTGCTGCCAACTAAGCTAGAGAACCTTGTTTTTTCTCCCCCGCCAGGTCGGCGTAAGGGCATGGCAGTTGGGGCATAGGATCGCCAGGTTCTCGATCCGGTGATCGTCCTTCACCCCGTTCATATGGTCAACCTCCAGTGGTATTGGCTGACCCATCCACTGGACCCGCTTGCACTCTTTACATTGACGCTTCCGCCCCTGCGCCAAGAGAATGGGCAGGAGGTGATAGGTCGGGTAGGTCGAGTTCTCGCAAAAGATTTCCTCCAGCGTGCGCCGACGAAGGGGCGCTCCACGGGTACCAACCCAGGACTGCCCGGTGAAGTGGCTGACATCGGCCCCAAGCCGCTTTGCATGTCTCTGGACCGAGCCGTAGTTGCCTCCGGCGAGATTAAGGCCGACTCCCCTGACTACCTGCGCCCAACTGGTCGAGGCGACGATGGCCTCCAGTAGCTCGGAATCGGTCCATGACCTCGGCTTGCCCATGCCGTAGTCTACCGTTACGGACGCTCTCCCTGACTGAGCTAGGGAACCTTGGTGCGGCCCGGAGGAATCGAACCCCATCCGAGAGGGCATAAGCCTCTCTGCGGCCACCAGCCGCACGAGCCGCATGGAGCCGTCGCTGGGGGTCAAACCCAGCCGGGCGTCGTTACAAAGGACACCTCCGCATCGGGCGGCGACGGCATGGCTGGGGAGGAGGGCCTCGAACCCCCAAGGAATCCTGTTTCAAAGACAGGCGACTTTGCCACTTTGTCTACTCCCCAATGGAACGGACGAAGGGAATCGAACCCTCATAGTCAGATTGGAAGTCTGACGTTCTACCGTTGAACTACGTCCGCATGGTGGACAGAGAGAAGATGCTCTCGACGTATTACCGCCGTAAGTGTGACCCTCCCCTTTCCCAAGACCGTGGCATTGCCAGCTTGGGTTAGGCGTCTGCCCAGCGCCATCGGAGCGAATGACGGGGGTCGAACCCGCGACCTTCTCGTTGGCAACGAGACGCTCTACCACTGAGCCACATTCGCATTGGAGGCTGGACCCGGAATCGAACCGGGCTGACGCGGGTTGCAACCGCGCACCTCACCACTCGGCCATCCAGCCAAAGCCCCCTCGCTAGGTAACGATCCCAGTTCTTCCGATTAACAGTCGGACGTGTGGCCTTCACACCGCAAGGGGAAAATCAAGCCACCACCTGCCGGTTGGCGCACCCACCCATTCGGTAGATCCGTTTGGCCTCCCTGCATCGGGAACACCGGCAGCCGTTTGGCATGTTGTACCGAGCACCTGTTCCGTGAGGTGGTACCGGCAACTTGTTGTGTCCACCACCAGAAGCCATATCTCCGGCTTCTTTCCCTTTCTCTATGTGGAGGGCATGGCAAAGAAGTTGACATTTCTCCAACTCGACCAAGAGGTTCTCCATCGAGTGAGAGAGCATGTTCGCTATCCCCTCGACCTTTGTAGTCCGGTCGATGTGGTCTATTTCTAGGCGGTCTGTCGTACCGCAACGGACGCATTCACCTCCGAGGAAGTCGATAACGAACTCTCGTCGCTTCTTCCGACGTTCGACCATGTAGGTGTTCATATCTGCCATCGGCATAGGGGTTAACCGTACTACCGACGCCGACTGAGCACCCCCGCCAAGAGGGTCCGGTCAGGATGGTGCCAGGCTTTCCGCCCCACTCGATCCCCGAAGGGTTACGAACCTGGCTGGTGGTCTTCGTAGCGCGTGCGGGTGTTGATCCCGCGGCCTCCTGACTGAGAATCAGGCGTTCTCCCGTTGAACTAACGCGCCTTGGTACAGCGACGGAGAATCGAACTCCGATTACCAGGGTGAAAACCTGGCCTCTTCGCCGTTAGAGGATCGCTGCATGAAGCTGAGTAGCCGCCACCCCAGGTACCCAGGTGACCAGTGAAGCCCCGGCGGACTGCCCCGGCGGAGAGTACAGGTGTCGATCCCGCGGACTTTCATCCGTATCCCTGCTTTCAAGGCAGGTTCCCAGGCCGCTGGGATACTCTCCCTGCTCGGGCTCGAACGGTGTTCTTGCCCTTGTAGGTTTCCGTCTGAGCGTGACAGTTCGCGCAGAGCAGACGGAGATTCTCGATGCGGTGGTCATCGTTGATCCATCTCCAACGGAGCTGGCTCGCCGTTCCATTCGGTCAGGCCACACCGATCACACTTCGGCTGCTTGATCCCCTCTCGGAGAAGCCGCCGTTTCACGTTGCCGGTGCTGTAGGTGGAGTGCTCCACTAGCACCGACTCCAGGGACCTCTGGTTGCCCCGTGGGGTCGCCCACGGCCTCGTGTGGGAGGTCGAGCAACTGATGGAGCAGTAGGCCCGCTGGGTCTGAGACAGGAAGTTGTGACAGGAGCCATTCCCGCAAACATGCTGGCTGCGACCAGCGATCGGGAGCCAACTCATGACGACAGCTTACTATCCTGTTCGGGCGACCGAATGGCCGTCCAGCGGAAGTGGTCGGGGTCGAACCGACAGGGGCTTTCACCCGTAGACGCTTAGCGGGCGTCCTGCTCACCATTCGCATCACTTCCAAAGAACCCCCGCTGGGAATCGAACCCAGCCAGCCGGTTTAGGAAACCAGCGCCCCTTCCACGGGCGAGGGCATGGAGCCGACAGCCGGGATCGAACCGGCCACCTACGCGTTACGAGTGCGTCGCTCTCCCTACTGAGCTATGTCGGCATGGAGCCACGACGGGGGATCGAACCCCGGACCTCCTACTTACCAAGCAGGCGCTCTCCCTGACTGAGCTATCGCGGCCGGACCGGCTAGACCATCAGCGCCCTTCCGGGTTGATTACGTCAGGGACGTTGTACACCGTCCTTTTCGCCGAGTGGCCAAGGTGGGACTCGAACCCACAGGGCGTTCCTTCGGAGGGATCGCTGCATTCCATCGCCTTGGCCCTGGTACCCCCATCCAGGGTCGAACTGAAATCTTCGGTTCCGTAGACCGACGCTCTGATCCATTGAGCTATGAGGGCAAGAAAAAAGCGGACCTCCCACTCGCAGGCCGGTATGCCTTCCGACCCCGTACACTCGGCTCGGGCACCACCCCTTCGCCACGTCGCAATCATGCTGGTGGTAAGACGGTCCGCTTTCGGGACAGCCGCCCTGTGGCGGCTTTTCATCGCAGGATTGCCTGCGCATCCCGAGCGGTCGTGACCGGTTTTGATCCGGCTACCTCCACCTTGACAGGGTGGCGCTCTCCCGAGTGAGCTACACGACCTTGGTCCGCTAGACAGGATTTGAACCTGCGACCTCATCGTCCCGAACGATGCGCGCTCCCTAGCTGCGCTACTAGCGGTTGGCTCCCCAGCCAAGGGTCGAACTTGGATACCGAGATTCAGAATCTCGTGTGCTGCCATTACACCACCGGGGAAGGCTGCGGACTCTGCCGCGGGTCACGCCTAGTTAGGGTCGGCGTTCACCCATGCCCGGTGATCAGTCGGGAGTCGGATACCGGAGAGTCGAACTCCGCTGGGCCTGGCCCCAAACCAGGTGCCTAACCGATCGGCATGTATCCGGTGTCGCTGTCTCTCCAGCAGCAACGTCTGGTATCCCCAGGTCTAAGTAGGGGTTCGGGACGACGTTCTCCCGGTCGGACTGGAGGGGATCGAACCCTCGACTTCTCGGCCCCCAGCCGAGCGCTCTACCTCTGAGCCACAGTCCGGTGAAACCTGACCCGCTGCCAGTAGACAGTTGCCCCGGAGGGCTTCACATGCGTGTGCACCTCGCATGAACGACGGAATGGATTATCACCGTCCCGAGTCATTGTGCGCCCGGTGGGGTTTGAACCCACGACCTTGGGATTAAGAATCCCCTGCTCTCCCGGCTGAGCTACAAGCGCCTGGTGCGTGTGGAGGGAGTCGAACCCTCAGCCCCGAAGGGCACCGCTTCTGGGGCGGCTGCGTATACCAGTTCCGCCACGAACGCAGGATGGGCAGTTTTCAGACTTGGCCCAGGTCGCGTGGAGCCTACGAGGATCGAACTCGTTACCTCCTGTTTGCAAAACAGGCGCTCTCCCGGATGAGCTAAGGCCCCAAAGCTAGGATGCGGGCTGCCATTACACCACCGCAGCCCCCGAGGGGGTGAAAGTTCCCTTGCGGTTGCTCTCTTACGCGACGTGGAATCGAACCACGACCTCATCCTCGTCCGCCGCCTCAGAATCGAACTGAGCGTGCTTGCGCGGCTGGTTTACAGCCAGCCTGGCCCCCTTGGCGCGTGCGACGGATGCGGGACGGTCGGTACCCGGGCAACTGCCCGGCCCGTCCCATTTGGACTATTCAGCGTGACGGGTTTTGTTCGGTACCGTCACTATCGCCTGCTACCTCCCTCACTCGCCATGACGGACGAGGTACTGAGGTTTGAAGCATGGGTGGAGGGAGTCGAACCCCCCTTCACCTCGCATGGGCGTCAGGAATCGAACCTGATCGGCGAGAGTTTTGGAGACTCTCCGGCTACCTCAGCCTCGCCCATATGCGCTCGGAAGTAGGTGCGATCCCCGTGGCACAGGGCACACACCACTTCACACTTGGCTATCTCGGCCAGCAGCCGGGCAACCGAAGCCGGAGAATGAGCCATCCGGTTGATACATCGGTCTTTCTCCTCGTCCCCGAGGTGGTCGAAGTGCATGTTCCAGAACCCGTACTGGATTCCACAATCTGCACAGGGCCGGTTTTTGTGCTCTCGGACTATCGACCGATTGCGCTCCCGGTACTCGACTACTCGCTGCCGATACTGAGCCTTGTTGTTTCGATAATGCTTCCTCTTGCTCTCCTTCAGTCGTGGATCTTCTAGGTCGAGATAGGCCATGCCCTCAGCGTAGGTCCAGTGGAAGCCGCTGCTCTGCCCACTGAGCTACACCCATAAGAAAAGGCCACCCCTATTGGGATGGCCTCTGGATTCTCCGCTTCTACTTCAGATGCGGTTACGAGAGGCTCACCCCTGGCTTGGCTTCGGTGGATGTATTCCACTGATAGCCGGGCACGAGGATCGACAGGCACGGCAACGCCGTCCCTCGATCTTCATAGCTCGGAAACAGTTGGAACCTCATGACGTTCATAGTACCCCGATTTCGAGGGGGGTCAAGTACCCTGTGCTGCCCGGCGGCTTGGAAGGCCCATCGTGTTGCCGATCTGCCCGCCGTTCATCCAGTGGTGCCAGGTCCAGGTGCGCTCCGGAAGGTGAGCGATTTTGTACCCGGAGCGGGCGAGCTTGATGGCGAAGTGGAACTCCTCCCCAGCCCGATTTCCGTCCTCATCCTGACCCGGATCGAGAGGGTCGGTCCCGTCTTCCCAAAGGAACCCGTTGACCGCCAATGCCGCTTCGGTACGCACGAGGACGGTCACGGTGGTCTGGTGGGGATCGGCCAGATCGAACTCCCGTCCGAAGTTGTCAGGGAAGGGGTCCGAGCCGCCCATGACGTAGAACCAAGGGAACACCATGTCCGCCCCGGTCTCAATCTGCTTCTCCATCAGCCGTTGGAGGTGGTGCTCCCCGAACTCGTCGTCGTCATCCAGAAAGGCAACCCACTCGGTGTCCACCATTTCCAAGCCACGGGTGCGGGTGATGGCCGCTCCTACTCCGAAAACGTCGCTGGCGACGATCAGCGTATGGGGGAGAACGGTGCCCTTCTGGACGGAAGTAACCGCCCGGCCTAGAAGCTGTGCCCGCTCGGGGATGGTGGTGACGACGACGGTGATCCCCGGCCTTAGCTGGCTCGACACAGTGATCCCTCCTTGGTCCGTTGGAAATGACGACGGTGCCGCTCGTCAGTTGGGAAAGACCTTCCGCAGGCATCACAATAAAACTCCCCCCTGGCTCTATCAGAGCGTTTTCGGGCTGCGTACTTTCGGCTGCTGACATTCCTGCACGTTCTACATGTTCGGTTTCCGTTCGCCCGGATAATCGTGTTGCTAAGGGTGAACCTATGACCCCGATTACAACAATCGAGAGCCTTGCGCCTTACTGCTATAGGCGAATGGGGAGCAGGGATAGGGCCTAGCTCCATGTGTCCAGGGTTCACACAGTGACGCAACCCGCACAAGTGAAGGGGCATTTGTTCGTCGGGTATTGGGCCAACTAAAAGTTGGTAGGCATACTTGTCAGCCCTGACTGTCTTTGTCGGCCTCCCCTGTCCGGCTCCGAAGATCCCATATCCTGTCCCTGGGTGTACAGCTGCCATCCAGACCCAACAACCGCCTTCCAGCTGTATATCGACTTTCTCCCAAAACCGTTCCACCGCATCCCTTCGTCGGATCAGATTCCAACACTGGGGGTTACAAAATCTTTGACCACGACGACCCTGGAACTCATCCCCGCACTGTTCACAGATCAGACTTCGGTCAGTCATCGTCCGGCGATCTTCTCGGTGAGCTTGTTGCCCGGCTCACAGTCGCGCCCGTCGTAGTAGTGGGTCATCCCATCGCCAGGCTGGCAGGCGGAGTCGCCCTTCTGCGGACCGTCCAGTTGGTCTGGAACGAACTGCTCGGTTATGCCGCATTGGCACTTTCTCGGTTTGGCATACCTCACTTACCCAGTTCCTTCCACGCCTCCAGCGCACCGTCAGCGGCTCGGTCAATCCACTCGTCGTAGTTGACGATTTCACATTCCGGGTTGGTGCAATGAGCCAGGTGCTCCGAGGTGATGAAGCACAACGGGCATCGGTCACTCCCGTCTTCGTTCTGGAACATCACCGACATCCCGACCGGGCTTTTCATCACGTTTCCGATGATCGCCCAGTGAGCCGACATCAGCGGATCGAAGTTGTCGACGTTAGAGCCGTCTTGGGCCTCCGAGACTAGGTTCTTCACCGCTTGTTCCCCTCCCTCTGCTACCAGAGAGGAAAGTCCACGAGCGTCAATCGCCGCCCGCAATGCTGACCAGTGGTCGGTGCAGAACTTCATGCTTTCATCGCCCTTCGGATGCCTTCCTCCAGGGTGACCTTCGGCTGGTAGTAGCGGAACATGAGGTCCGGGTTGGCGCAGCGGTAGAAGGCCCCGGTGGGCTTCTCAGATCGGGTCTGCATCTTCGGCTTGTATCCGAAGGCGGTGGTGACCATCTCGGCCAAGGTGAGGAGGGAAGTCGGGACGCCCGTCCCCAAGTTGACCGGGCCTTGGAAGTTGGCCTCCAACATGGCCATCACCGCAGCCACGATGTCGTCAATGTGGATGAAGTCCCGCACTTGGTCCCCGGTTCCCCATACCGGAAAGGGGTCGGTCTTCTTCATCGCCCGGTCCAGGAAGGCGGTGAAGGGGTAGTCCACGCTTTGGTCGGTGCCGTAGCCGCTGAACGGCCGGAGGACCAAGATGTCGAGACCTTGGCGCTTCGCCTCACGGGCTTGGACTTCCCCGGTGAGCTTGGTCAAGCCATACATAGCGTCGGGGCAGGCGAGATTGTCCAGGTCGATTGAGTCCTCCCCGAGCCGCCGGGCCGCTGGGTACCGCTGAATGCTGATCGGGTAGGCGGCGGAGGAGGAGAAGTAGACGATCTTGGTCGGGGGGTTGCGCAGCGCCCACTGGAAGAACATCGAGTCGATGGCAAAGTCCTGAGCGACCGGCATGTCGTTGTGCTTCCGCTGGTCGATAGGGGGGATGGTGGCGGCGCAGTGAATGGCGAGGTCGAACTTCACCTCCACCGTCTGGAAGAACTTGATCGCGTCGATGGGTAGCGGCCCCCGGATGTCGAAACCGTAAGCGTCCCACCCGGTTTTTTCTAGGTAGGACTGGAAATGCCGCCCGACGAATCCGAGGTTCCCGGTGATCAGCGCCGTCTTCCGCTTCCGCCTCACGGTTGGACTCCGACGATGACCTGGAAGCCGTAACCGTCCGGGTCACTGAGGGCGTGGTGGATCACCTGGAATCCGCCTTGTTCGATCAGCGCCCGGTAGCCGTCCAAATCCCAGGCCCAAGCGTGGCAGGCGTCGTGGCTCTCGTAAGTCTCAAAGGCCGGGCTGCTGGCGACGATGAACCGGGAGTGGCGACTGATCCGGCGCACGGCGGCGTGCGGGTCGGGCAGGTGCTCCAGGCACTCGGTGATAATGGTGAGCACGCCCCACTGAATCTCCTCGTGCTCGAAGTCCCGGTGGTGGACGGTGACCCCCCTCGTATTTTGAGCGTAAGCCACGTTGGCCGGGCTGAGGTCGTAACCCCACCTTTCGACATCCAAGCCGCTTAGAAGGGACAGCAGGCCCCCGTCACCGGCCCCTAGATCACTAATGGTGGTGATGTCGGGGTAGTGGGCTACCAGGGAGTGAACTTCGACCGCGACGTCCTTCAAGCGGGTGACGTGCGCCCCTTGCTCCAGATGAGGAGCGTGCTCACGGGTGTCATACCAAGAGGGGATGAAGAAGTCCGGCGGGTCGGCCGGGTCGTACAGCTGGTGCTCGGTCATGGTCCTGCGATCAGATCGGCGGAGACCATGAGTTCGTTCCCGCTCATGGGGTCGATCCGGTACTTCCAGGTGCCGTTGTCGGCGACGATGGTAATGACCCCGTTGACGACGCTGACCCCGCTCAGGGCGTCGTGGCTCATCAGCCCGATCAACTCCCGGCTGAAAAGCTCCCGCGGCCCGGCGTCGTGGACGAGGGTGGCCCCGGTGGGGTCCCGCTCAATGGTGATCACGACAGTTCTCGCAGCTTCTGGACGTCGAGCACCATCTGGCCGAGTTGGTACCGGTTCCAGGCTTCCAGGTCGTGGCTGTACATCTCGGGGCTGTTGACTTCTTCGTAGCGAGAATCCCAATCGCTCTTGCCGTTGGCGTGGGGGTGGAGGTGTTCGATCACCACTTCGGGGAGGTAGCGGAGCCGTTGGGTTTGCTCTCCCCAGGACTTCCAGGCGTTGTCGAGGTAGAGGTGAGTCTGCTCCGGCGGGCACATATAGCCGAGGGTCTGGATGATCCGGCTGTCCATGAACACTGCCGTCGGCAGGTTGATCCCTTGGAAAAGGTCGTTCCCGTAGACGATGCCCGGTCCCTGAATCGACTCCAGCGCATCGCAGATCAGCCGGTCCCAACCTTCGGTACGGGGAAGGTGGTCATCCCCCATGAAACCGACGTAGGGGAAGCCGCTGGCCCAAACCAGGGCCTCTCGGTTGAGAGTAGGGCCGAGCCGGATGCGGGGGCCACAGCTGAGACCGACGAACCCGCCGCTCCCCATAATGGCGTCGATGTCATCCTCCAGGAAGGAGTCGTCGTCGTTGTCGAGAACGATCTCCAAACTGGCGGTGGCTCCGGTGGTTCCCCAAGAATCGCAAAGTCTCTTGACGTTCTCCGGGCGTCCACGGGAGGGGACGATGACGCAGAGGTCGTTCACTGGTCCCTCACGATGCGGGGGTCGCCGTCGGGTTTGAAGATTTCCGGCCCTTGTTCCCCCACGATGTAGAGCTTGTCCTTCACTACTCCGCCAGTAGCAAGCTCACTGAACCCTTGGAACTCCAAAGCGGTCTTGTGCGCCGGGCAGAGCCAGACCGGCACCGTGAAGGTCCGACTCACCACCACGGTTCCACCTTCCCCACATCCGTCCACGGCGCAGGGGTTGAGGGGGTTATCTTCGTCCATCACGGCTCTCTGTCTAGTTGATATGCGGTAGCGGGGGTGGGATTCGAACCCACGACCTCCGACCCGAAAGTGAGTCGGCGAGCTAACCGGGCTGCTCTACCCCGCGCTGGAAGCCATTACGTGGAGCGAAGTTTGACGCCGGGTACCGGTCCACGCCTCCCACCATTCGTCGGCGTGGCGCTCGTAGGTCAACCCGGCCATGACTTCTCGACCGCGCCCGGCCACGTCCGCCCGGAAGTCAGGATTCAGGGCCAGCGCCCGGAGCCACTTCTTCCACCGTTGAGGGTTGGACGCTTCCAGACCGACCCCGAGGGCATGGAGCCGGTGGTTGTCCCAAGTGGGCGAGGCAACGACCGGAACCCCGACAGCGGCCATCTCCCCCATTTTCAGGGCGCTCTTGGCAGCGTTGAAGGCGGTAGCCGCAAGGGGAACGACCCCGACTTCCATCTTCGCCAGTTCGGCCGGGTACTGGTCAAAAGGCACCCACCCCCGGCTCGTAGAAGGCTCCTCAGCCAGCCCCAGGGCCTCCCTAACGCCTTCGCCGGTCCCCACGGTATGGAAGCCCCACCCGGTAGCTCGCATGACGTCAGCGACCGTCCCGCCGGTTACTTGCAAATCGACCGGGTGGGTAGCGACGCTTCCAGCCCAACCGAATGTCTCCGGCCGGTCCCCGGTCACCTGGAGGTAGCTCTCGGGGACGTAGTTAGGCAGGAGTACCCCGTGACCGAACCCGTAGCGTTTGAGGAGGGCGGGGGTTGTGCAGGTCACAACGTCTGAAATCATGCAGGCTTCGTTGATCCAATGGTGGCTACTGAGCGAGTCCCGGCCCGTGGCGTAGGCAGCTTTGGCGATGTTCCCGTCGTCAATCTGATCGAAGCGGTCATCCACGTCACAGACCACCTTGATCCCCCGTGCTTGGAGATGAGGGATCAAGTCACTCCACCACCGCCGACTCGGCCGTTGGACAACCACGACGTCGGCGTTCGGCCTCCGGGCCAACCCCATCACGTTCACCCAGGGAGGAGGTTCTCCCCCGGACCACTTCTGGTCCCACTGAACGGTCGGGCCTATCCGGTCGATCACGACCTCAGCGCCTTGGGCGGCGAGGATGCGGGCCGGGAGTAGGAGTCGGTATTGGCTGGTGGCGTCGTTGTCGTCGCCAGCAGGCCAGACAAGAACCCTCACCGGGTCATCAGGAAGTCACGATCAGGCACCAGTGACCCGGCAGCCGAAGGCAGACGCCGGTTCGCCAGGTCAGGTCTTCCCGCTCGACGTTGCACCCGGCCTTCTGGATTCGGCAGGTGATGTCCGGCTTGCGGATCAGGTTCAGGTGTCGGTACATCCACTTGCGACCGTACTGATTCCACAACTGCCGACACCGCAGCGGCAGGGGAATCTGCGGGTGCTTGCGGAGAGACATCAGGCGGCGGGGGACTGGCGACGGTTCAGCCGGGTGTCCAACTTCGCCAGCGCAGCGTCACGTTCAGCGGCCAGTTCTTCTTCCCGGTTGCCCGCTCCGGCGACTTTGAGCACATTCGGCGGAACCGGCTTCTTCATCTTGCCGTGGAGGCTCATCAGCTTCTTGGCTGCGGCCGTCTTGGCCTCGTCCGGAGCGTCCACCTGGTTGATCCGGCTGGAAGCGGCGGCGATGGCGTGGGTGTTGTAGGTGCCGTCAGGCTCCTTCACCGGAAGGTGGTGGGCGTCCTTGTTGTCGCCTTCACCCTTGATCAGCGCAGCTTCCTTCCACTGCTCCGGGGTGTAGTCGGCCTGGCTGAAGTCGCTCCAGGGCTTGTCGCTGAAGGTGGTGTCGCCACGGTTGCCGTCTTCGCCTTCATCCGGGTCATCCGGGTCGTCCACGCCCATTGCGTCGAGCAGGGCATCCACGCTGACCGAAGCCGCCTGAACCAGCGCCAACGACTGCTGGACATCATCCGGCAGGGCCGCAATGTCCACGTCCCGGAGGTACTCCACCGCCGAGTCGAGGGCGGCGTCGGTAGCGGCGGCGAGGCTGGCGGCGACTGAGTTGTCGTTCCCGCCGGTATCCGTGCCGGTAGCGACGTGGGGAGCGATGGCGATGGCCGCTTCCCGCAGGATCAGGCCGAGAGCCGGGTGAGCCTGCTCGATCACCGACCGAACGTAGTCGGCGTCGATGTCGTCGGGGTCGTCCGGAAGCTCGAACTCAAACGGCTCGCTGCGTTGGCCCTTGCTGTGGACGGCCTTCGCGGCGGCGCTCTTGGCGCTGGCCGGGCTGTCGCTCTCGGTGGTGCCGTTGCCTACCGGCTCACCTTCGTCGTCGGTGACTGACCAGGAGTGGCCGGTCACGGTGTCGCCGTCCTTCACGGGCTTCACCCTCATGGCTTCGCCGTTCGGGCCGGTAGCCGTGTGGGTGCCGCTGTCGAGGGCTGTCCACTCCACCGGGGCAGTGTCATCTTCGTCTGCACCTTCGGGAGCGGCGGCTCCATCGCCTGCGGAAGCGGTACGGACGCCCGGATCGGTGAGCACGATCTTCTCCAGCAACTCGGGGTGATGCTCCTCGACCAAAGCCCGGAAGCCGTCGAAGGTGACCAGGCCGCTATCGCGAAGCTGGAGAATCTCTGCCATTTCCATGATGATGAGTCCTTGCTCTCGTAGCCCGACCGCCTTAGCGCCAGGGATCGAACCGATTGTGACTGGGGAGAACTCTGCCATGAAGGCGGAGGTGATGCGTGACACGCCGCGAGTGCCGGTGGGCTGGAACTTGGCATTCTTGAAGCCGAAGCTGAAGTCGGTGATCGTCCCGTCTTGGATTTGGCTGAAGGCCCGCTTGGCATTCGGGACCGCATCCGGGTCGCTGAACTTGCCCCGGATCTCGTTCACCTTCGGGGTCACCTGGGCGGTGAGTGCCCGGCCGATGGGGTCGCGGAGGTCGTGCTGCCAGCACATGGTGGGGAGCCGCTGCTCAAAGCTCTCGGCGAAGGCCCGGTCCCCGAACATCGTCTTGTAGGAGTCCACGGTGTCGTGGGGGAACTCGACCAAGACCTGGTGGGTCTTGTCGTCTACGTCCTTGAAGTGACCCTGGAGCGAGTCGATTGAACGCAGTTCCAGACCGCCGATAACGGGGCCACCGAGGTCTCCAGGGTTTGCTTCGCGTGTGTCCACGGGTGACAGTTTGGCCCGAAACTCGTCGGAGGCGTGGGGATACTGCGGTTAGAGGACGATGGCTTTGACCGACGGGTACGCAAACGGAGGTCGGTGGGAGTAGAGAACCAAGCGGAACTTCTCCGTCCAGGTCTCGTTGAGAACTTCGGTCTCGGGGTGCTTCCGGGTCTCGGTGATGGCCGAGAACTCCTCCGGGGTCATCCGCATGGGGATGTCTTCGGACTGGGCCTTCCAAGCCGCTTCTGCCAGTTCGTCCAGCGTCCTCATTGCTGGGGAGGGGAGGTGGAAGGCTTGACGTTCGGCCGGTCCGGAGCGTCTTCGTCCGGCTGGTGGAGGGCTTCTACGAGGTCAGGGTCTGGATGGAAGTCGTCGTCTGGCCCGAAGATCATCCACGGTGGCTTACCTTGCGCCGCCCGATCTGGCCTCTTGAACTTTGCCATTGCTTCCTCGTAGTCGGATTTATCGCTCACTTGGCAAAAGCCTCCAACTGCTTCAAGTATACGTGGGTGATAGCGCCGACCTTCTTGACGCTCTCGACTTGGAACTTACCGGCAGAAATCGTTTCCACTTCGCTGTCGTAGTTGACGACTCTCCCGACGTCCAACGACACGGTTCCAGCCGGAGCGTGAATCCAAAAATCGCGGGGCGGGTTGCTACCGGACCAGGCATTCGGGTCAGTAGACCAAGACGTCAACGGGATGTCAACCTTGTTGCCGACCGTCGTGAGGGAAGCGATAACCGAAGCGGGCATTCCACTCTTGTACAGCTTCCGCTGGAAGGCTTGCTTGTTCGGTTCTCCCTTTTCAATGTACATCTGAGCGATCTGTTTCGCCGCCTTCGCTGCCTGCCCGTTGCCAGGGTCATGTCCTTGGGCCATCTTGTCGAGCGCAGTGTTCATGGCGGAATGGCTATAGCGGTAGTTGGCCTTCCACATCCCCACCGACCCAAGCTCCGAGGAGGTGAAGGACAGCTGAGTGTCGCTCTGGTTGTTCTTGTACGGGTTCCCGCTCTGTACCGACGTATAGGCACCGTGACCGCTCTTGTCGGCGAGCACCCCTTGGTGGATGATCGACTTAGAGGAGGCATTCGGGTGTTGGTCGGGGTTCTTCTTCAAGTCAACCGCGGCCTTACCGGCTCCCTGAGCCAGACCGGCAAGGTGAGCCTGGTCGATGATCCCGGATTCGTCACTGGGCTGGCCGAGGGCCGTCGCTTGGTCGAGATACCCCTGGGCGGCTCCGTTGATCTGTTCCGGCGTCTTCCCTTGGAGATGTGCCGCTATTGCTTGGTCATAACCCTGAGCGATGGCTTGGTTGTAGCCGACTTCGGAGGCTGTGGTGGCGTGAGCGGGCTTCGTCCCGTGGGGGATCGTGTCGGGGACGGTCTTCGGGGTCTGTGTGTCCTTTACTTCAAACGGAGTTTTAGACGTGTAGAAGGAGTTGACCTTCTCGATGAACTCCTTCTCCTGGGCCTTCTTCGCTTCACTCTTGTGGGTCTTCGCCCATTCCTGCTGACTTGCCATCGCCCCGGCGAACTTGCCCTTGGCGATTGCAGCTTCTTCGGTCCCAGGCTGGGAATCCTTCTGAGCCTTGTCCAACTTTGCCATTTCGGTGTTATCAGGCGGCGCTGTCGTAGATGCAGATGAGTAGGCAGCGTCGTAGGCGTCGTTGTGGTAGCCGGGGTGCTGGTGGAAGGGTTCCCCGTTGCTGGCCGTGTCCCCGGTGAAGTGGATCGGTTGAGCCTTTGCCTTCAATGAAGAAGGCATCCCGCTGGTGGAGGGGGAATATCCCGGCCCGGCCGCTGCCTTCGCCGCGCTGGCCTGAGCGGACCCGGTAGAGAACTGGGCGTGCCCCGGCTTGATCTTCGTCACCTTGGTGGTCGAAAGGCCAGGCTTGAAATCACTCTCTCCGGCGTTCGGGTTCCCGTTCTCCTTGACGTAGAAGTGAGTGCCCATCGAGTTTGTGGCGGTGATGGTGTGGCCGACGTTGCCGATCAGGATTTGGTCCCCGGCCTTCAAGTTCTTCGCCATCACCTGGCTCTTGGTCGGCCCCTTCGGCTTCGGAGTAGATCGTCCACCGACAACCTTGGAAACCAGTAGGTTCGGATTGGTGCTGATGTGTTGGAACGGGCTTCCAATGGTCTTCCCGGTACTGTTCATCTTTTGGAGAGTGAAAGCCCCCGACGGGCTGACCGCCATCACCTTGTACTTAGTACCGCCCTTGGTCTTCCAGACGTCGCCGGGCTTCAAGTCCTTCTTCGCTACCTCGACGGTGCCCGGTGACAGTGAAACCTGTGGTGATGCCTGTGGCGATGGAGTGCTGACCGACGCCTTCACCCCGCCCTTCTGGTTGGGACCGCCCAGCGGGCCTCCTGCGGCCTTGTGCTCGGCTGCTGCGGCTTTGATGCCGTGGTTCATGCCGGAAGACTGGGCGAAGCCGCTCATCTCCCCGGCCTTCTTCGACTTCTTCCCCTTGTTGTAGTGGCTGAACGCTGCCAACTGCATCTCGTGGACGGTGGAACCGTTCGCCGCCATCTGCTTGCCGAGGAGGTACCCCTGGTTGAAGCCTTCTTGGTAGTGGGGCTTGTTCTCGGCGGGGATTTCGGGAGGCAGAGACTTCGGGAAGGGGACAGCCGGAGCTTCGACCGGCTTCCCACCCGGACCTTCGTTTTTGACGGTGAAGCCTGGCCCGTAGTTGGAAACGGGCGGAGGGTTGCTGAACGAGTCGCTGACGTGACCCGGCTGGACGGTGGACTTGTAAACCGTCGCGGCCAAGAGATGAGCTTGGATGTCTGCCTGGCGGGAAGCCAGAGTGTTGAGAACTTCTTCCCGGTGAGCCTTCGGGATTCCGGCGTCCTGCATCTTCTGATCGACGTTTTCCAAGTTGAGGTTCGCCGCTACCTGGAGACTGCCCTTCACCTGGAGCGGGTCCGGGTTCGATCCGTAGAGGAACTTCCCCTGGTCACTGGCGAGCAATGACTTGTCCTCTACTACTTCCTTGCCCCAACTGACCTTCACTGCGCCCATCGCCCGGAACTTGCCCGCTCCGCCGATGTCGATACGGACGACGTTGCCGTTCGCGTCCTTGAACACGTTGTCATTGGTCAGCCCGGCGACGTCGTGATTGGCCGTGAGGACGTCGATCCCGAACCCCTGGACGCCCTTTACCTTCTCCGTCGGGAGTCCCTGGAGGGGAGTCAGTCCTTCGATTTTCTTGCTGACCACGGAGAGTGAACCGTCGCCATTCGTCAAAATCGTGGTGTGGGGAACCGTGATCCCGGCGGCTTCGTACACCTTGCCCATCGCCACTTCGTTGTAGGCGTGCTCGTTCGAGTTCGCGGGCTTCACGAGGTAGCTCGATCCGTCAGCCGCCTTGTACCACTGACCCCCGTTGCTCCCCAGCGGACCGCTGATCTTCTGCATAGTGGAGAGGTCGGCGGCGTTCTTCGGGGTGTGATCCATGCCGAGGGAAGCGGCGGTGCTCAGGGGCTTCGGAGCCGGACTGGCTGATGCCTTCGGAGTGACGACCGTGGTGTCGGCGGTCTCTCCGGCGGCGGTGACGTGTCCCTGGTAGCTGTAGCCGTGGGCCTTCCGGGTGTCCATCACCTTGATGTGGGCGGCGACAGCGGCGGCGGTGGATGAATATTCCTTGGAAGCGGTAGAGACATGAGCGCCGGGCTTCGTACTCCCGTAGGCCGTGTGGTGGGTGGCGGTGCCGTCGGGGTGCTGGATGACGGTGGACTCGTAGAACTTGTCGCTCGTGCCGGAGTGGTTCTCGACTCGGGTGGAGGTATAGACCTTGCCGGGTTGGATGGTGGTCGGGGCGGAGACACTCGGCTCGATGGGCTTCGGACTGACCAGCGGCTGGCTCTTGGCGGTAGCGGCGTATTCCTTCAGCCCGGCGCTGAGTCCTTCCAAGCGGGCCTTGTCTATCCCGGCGTGAGAGTTGATTGCGGCCTCATCATGCTGGCCCGCTTGGGTGAGGGCTTCTTCCTTGGTCATACCGAGCTTCGTCGCTGATTCGATGCCGACCTTGTGCCCGGCCGTGAAGGCGTCGTGCTTCGGGGAACCGGGGAGGTACTTGGTAGCGGGACTTTCGGTGTGGAGCTTCTGTTCGGCGACGTATTTGTCGAACTGATCCTTCAGTTGCTTGTCATAGTCCGCAGCCGATTGGCCCGGTGCCCGAGGGTGGGCGAGGTACGGGTGCTCCTCGTGCCACTTCTTCCAATCCCGAGTCTCCAGTTCTTCGTCGTCCCGTCCGGCCAGAGCCGCCTTTGCCGCTTGGTGCTTCTTGTGAGCGATCATCAACTGGGTGGCTTCGTTGCCGATAGCCGGGACCATGACCGCGATCAGCCCGAGCAGGACCGGCAGAGCCAACCCTCCGGTAGCGGCGGTAAGGGCAATAGCGGCCGCGACTTCCCCGAGCTTGATGATGAAGCTGGTCTTCGCTTCCTTGTGCTTCTCGTCGGCGATCTTGGTTTCTAGCTCGGTCACCCGGCCGTGGAGATGGGCGGCTTCGGCATCACTGACGATTTGGGCGGCGTGAGCCTTGTCGATGCTGGTGCTGGCTTCACTGGCGATCTTGTGAACCTGCGCATCGGTGACCTTCGCGGCGTTCGCCGGGCTGATCTGCGGGGTGCGGGATTGCTTGGCGGCTTCGGTATAGGCGTGAGCCGCGGCCAGGTGGACGGTCTGCGCCTTGCTCTCTCCGATGGACTTGGCGACTCCGGCGGCTCGACGGTGCTTGGCGGCTTCGCTGCGGAGGGCGGCTTCGTCTCCGGCCTTCGGACCGTGAGTGGCCTCTTGAAAGTGCTTCACGGCGGCGTTGTTGTAGGTGGTGACGCGGGTACCGACGATGCCGTGCTTGGTGGAGAGCTTCTTGAACTCATCGCTGCTCAGCGGGCCGGTGACCTTGCCGTGCTCGTCCATCCATCCCTGGAAGCCGGACTTCAGCCGGGCGTCGTAGGCCGCTGCGCTTTCACCCTTCGCCCGAGGGTGGGGAACGTAGGGATGCTCCTCATGCCACTTTTTCCAGTCTCGGGTTTCCAAGTCGCCTATGGATCGGCTACCTCCGTGGAGGTGATCCTGCCAATCGGCGTGGCCCGCCTTGAATGCCTCGTTGATATCTTCATCCGGTTCGGAGCGGACACCGTAGCTCTGCTGACTGACGTAGGCGTGGGTGGTGCCAGCGCGGTTCTCCACCCGGTCGATGTGGAACTTGCCGCCGGAGATAACCTCTCGTTCCTCGGCGTACTGATTGCCCGGCAGGGCGCTGATGTCCAGACCCTTAGCCCCACTGGCGGCGTGGAAAATGACCGACTCCGTGCGAGCGCCCTTCTGCTTGGTGCCGGTGGCCCCGTGAGCGAACCCGTTAGCCACCGACGCCTTTTTCGACCACGATGCGCTGTCCAAAGCGAAGGTCTTACCGGGTGTCAGGTGCTGGACCTCGGTGGGCGTCATAAACACGCCTCGGTGCAGTGTCCCCTGCCGAGCGGTCTTGTCTTGGAGCAGCCGGAGGATGTGCTGGGCCTTGGCCCGCTGGACGTCAAAGTGCTCGACGGGCAAATCTCGAACCTGGCTGCGGTGTAGCTCGTCCTCGAACGGAGTTCGGGCGGCAGCCTGGTGGTGCCGGAAGGAAGTCGTCCAAGCCGCTATCGCCTGACTGTTTCGATCTTCTTCGGTGGCACCCTCCCATTTGGCTCGGGCGTTCTTCGTCTGTCGATCATGGGACTCGTTGAACTGGATTCCTGCACTCCCCGATAGGGAGTCCTGGCTTTTCTGATCCAGACGCAGGATCTTGCGGCTTGTCGGCACGAGGTTTTGCTTGAACCCGGTCCCCGTTCCCGCCTCCGCCGTGGGGTCGGTGGTGTTGACGATCCAGCGCCCCGGCTGTTTGCCGCCGATGCTCTTGAAGGCGTTGGTCACCCGACGGTGCTGACCGCCGATGAGAATGTGATCGCCCGGCTTCAACCGCCCGACGGTGACCTTCACCCCGGTTGGCCTCGCCGCCAGATGCTCGGCGAACGCACTCTTGATCCGCTCGTCATACTGCTCGGCGGTTTCGTTCTTCGTCCTCGGGTGAACTTCATACGGGTGTTCTTCGTGCCATTTCTTCCAGTCTCGGGTTTCGAGGTCTTCGTGGTCATCGGTCTTCCCGCTGTTCTTCCAGAAGGCTTCGTCGGCTGCGGCCGTCTTGCTGCCCTTCTTCGTTAGCCACTTCGGCAGTTGGGTTTGCTTCAGCCCCTTCAGCCCCTTCGGCTTGGAGGTGGACGGAGAGAGCTCCAACTTCGGCACCTTGGACTTCGGTGAGCTAGGAGCCTTCGGCAGGGAATCCCCCGGTCCCTTGTCGCCGGGGCTGAAACTCGTCTTGAAGTAGGGCTTCGGCTTCGGCGGCGGGGGAGGGAGGACGATCTTCGGGAAGGAAAGCTCGGGGTGGAGCTTCCCGTAGGCCTCATAGGCAGCTTGAAGGGTCTGGAGGTCGCGATAGCGCCCCTGGAGATTGGTGGACTGGCTGATCGAGTTGAGGGCCTCTTGCGGCGTGGCCCACTTCAGGGCGTTCGTCTCGCCGTTCGCCTCCATCGCCGTCCGGTCCACCTGACCGGCGGTGTCGGTCGCCAGATAGAAGTGGTTGGTCGAGGAGGTCGTCCCGCCCCTGAACGCTCCGGGAACGTGCCCGACGATTTGGGGAGCATGACCGGTCTCCTCCAGGGTCTCTCTAAGGGCAGTGTCAGCTGGGTGTTCACCGTTGTCCGGTCCCCCCTTGGGAAACGTCCAGGCGTACCCGTCGAAGTGGTTGGTTGGCTCCCGAAGTAGCACTCGTCCAGCAGAGTCAAATGTAATTGCGCCATAGCGGGGGTTGCCTCCCTTGGGCCATTCGCCTTCGGCGTGGAGGTCACGGCTCCCGTAACTCCCGGTGAGTGGGTTGTGGCTGACCGGCGGTTCCTTCGGATCCTTCGGGGCGGAGTGGCTCTCTTTCGGGGTGTGCCCTTCGAGCATGGCGGCGAACTCAGCGGCGTGGTGGCTGCCCTGACCTTCGTGTTCGGCGTCCCACTTCGCCCAGTCGCGCTGGCTGAGGTCAGACCGTGAAGGAGCAAGCGCCATGAGGTGAGTATCGCCTATCCAACGGGGGAGGGCTGAGTATGGCTACTTGCCGTGGGCGGCGTCAGCCGTCGCCCCGACCAGCGCCTTGCGGTTCGCGGCTTGCTGAGTCTGGATAGCGACCAGGGCTTTAAGGGAAGAAGCCGGGATGAGTCCGGACAGGTTCGTGGCGCTGAGCACTCCCTGGCCCATACTCATGTCGGGAGGCAGGAACGCCTGAGAACAGCGGCAGTTGATTACCTCATCCGGAGGAGCGGCCGGGTCGCCCGGAAATAGCATCGGCCACCCGCCGACGTAGAACGGTCGGCTGACGGGGACGGTCTGGCCGTCGGCAATTGCGTGGGTCGGGCGAACCCGGTCGTCATGGAGGCTGAGCCAAGCGTGGCTACCGACCGTTCCGTCGGGGAGCTTGGCGGCGTAGGCCTGGGCGGCTTGGTTCAAGCTGCCTACCGTCTCCGTCCGGGCGATCATTGCGGCCCGTACCGAGTCAGCCGTGTCGAAGATGTCGTTGATGTGCCCGGCGAGTTCGGTCGCTCCCTCACCCTCCACCACACCCTTCTGGATGGCGGCGTAGATGGCTTGGCGGGTGGTCTCGGTGATACCGGCGGCTTGGCGCTGGGCACGGACGGCCAGAATCTCGGTGACGTGGTGGAGGCTGTCCCCGTCGTCCAGGCTGACGGGGGCATTTACCTGACTCCTCACCCGGCCTCCGGCGACTTCCGCCGCCAGGGCGTAGTGCTGAGCGAGCGCCTTCTCCAGGGCGTTCTGCCAGAAGGTGGCGTCGAAAACGGCTCCAGGGTCAACCGCAGCGGCGGTAGCGCCCGCCAATACGTCAGCGTTGGCCGGATTGACCCCTGTAAGGCCACCTACGGCGCTAACGGAGCCGACCGGGGGAACGGGGCCACCGGCTTGTGCCGCCCGCTTCAGCATCGTTTTACCGCGCTTGCCGGTCAGGCGGCTGATCACGGCTTGGCGCTGCTTGGCGAAGTGGTCCTTCACCATCGCTTCCATGCCCGGCTCGATTTTCCGCTGATCGGTGGTGGATTGGCTCTTGGCGGCTTGGAGGTGACGGCGGTAGTTGCCTTTGACGTGCCCGGTGGGGACGTGCTCGTGGCCGAGCGGCCCGGCGTGGCGCTTTCCGGAGGTGGACCGGTGAACGGCGGCGGTGATCGGCTTTCCACACTGTTCACAGGAGGCCAGGTCGCTCCCGACGAACCGATGCGTCTTCAAGACTCCGGCGATGGCGGCGTCTTCCTTTTTGTCCGGGCCGACCGGTAGGAGGGAACCGGCGTTGTCGGGGGTGGACTCGCCGATCATGTCTCGGAGGCGCAGAGCTTCCGCTTCGATTTGCTCCAAGGGGATGAACAGTTCCTGGTCTTCACGCTTGGTCAGCGTCAACGTGGGGGCACCGAACTGGTCCTTGCCCCAGGTGAACCCGGCCGGAGGCTTCTTGGCGGCGTATTGGGCACGGGCCGGAGCCGGGAGCTTGTTGATGGCGTTCGCCATTGCCTGGCTGCTCTTGGTCACCGGCATCTGAGCGGCGGCGCTGGCGGCTACCTGAGCGGCGGTAACCGTCGGAGACGGAGCGGCCGCAGAAGACGTTGAAGCCGCCGGGGCGGCGGAGGTGGAAGGGGCGGGGGTGGAGGGAGACCCGGAAGAGGATGTTGAGGGTGAGCTAGACGAGGTTGAAGCTGAGGTTGAAGTGGAGGTTGAGGAAGCCGGAGTGACCAGCGCCAACGACCAGCCCTTCGAACCACCATCGACCCACTGATGCCCGGCCGGGGGAGAAGTCGTTGACATAAGTTGCCGCTGGCTGGCCGGGAGGGCATTGATCGTGTTCGCCTTGGCTATCGACGCCTTAGACGCCGGAGTGGCCGAAGCTACCGCATGGCTGGCGGTGGCCTTTTGGGCGCTGGACATATTTTGAGCGGTCACCTGGGTCAGTGTCGGGGAACCGTCGGCTCCCTTCCCCCAGGTGTATCCGGCGGGGGCGGCTCCGGTCGAGAGGGCCTGGCGCTGGTCAGCGGGGAGGGCATTGATCTTGATGGCTTTGGCGCTCGATCCGGCCGTGGCGGCGGAACTGGCGGTGAGAGCGGTCTGTGCTGACTTCTTGCTGGCAGCGGTCGCCTTGTTGGAGGCGGTGGTCTGAGCAGTTTGAGCCTTCTTTGCGGCGGCAGCAGCGGCCTTTTGAGCGGCGGCGGCTTTCGCAGCATTCGCCTTCACGGCGGCGGCGGCTTTCGCGGCCCCTCCGGCAGCAGCTTTGGCGGCTCCGGCCCCTAGTGCCGCCTGAACCCCGGCCAGTTGGCTCACGGTGAACTTTCCGGTGACGGTTTGGTTCATTGCCTTCTGGTAGGCGCTCGCCAAGATGAAGGACTGGGCATCGGTGGTCCCGAGGGAGTTGTTGACATCTTGCTGATTGGCGGGCTGGTTCCCCGGTCCCCACTGGTTTCCTTCAAAGGGGTGACCGGCCGCGAACGACCCGGAAGCCCGGAAGCCCAACTTCGTTGGCTCCGCCCGGCCGGTGGAGGCTTTCATCGCTTCCCACTGGGCCAAGGCGTCAGCGGCCTTCGCCCGAGTCTTCTCGGTGACGTGGCCCCCGCCGCGTGCCCAGTTCTGAACGGCCCCGATAGCGAGTTGGATAGCCCCCGACTCATCGTGGCCGCTGCGGATCAGCGCATGGGCAATGGCCCGGATGAAGTCCGGCAAGCCTCCCCGTTCGGTCACCCAGTTCTTCTTGGTGCCGAGGGGGCTGACGTCGTAGCGGGTTTCGGTGGTCATGCTGCCTCATAACAAGATGTCGGTTGTACCCGAAGTCTCCGAGTGCGCCGGACATTGCAATGGCCGCAGGACGGAACCAGATTGGACAGAGCGTTGTTGTGACGGTCGTGGTCAAGATGATCCACACAGATCAGTTCACAATCCGGTTCGGACCACCAAGCGAGGGGTATCGAGCACCAAAAGCAGGGAACATGCACCGGACCGATGGCGTCAAACAGCACCTTCCGGTGAGCATAAACCCGACCAGTGCCATTGTGAGCCAGAGGATGACCAACTGATTTGACCAATCGGTAACGCTTCGAGTCCAAAACGGTGACAGGGGAATCAGTAGATCCATTGCGCTTCATGCGCTGTCCATGCAGAGAGCAAAGCCCATTCTTTGAGTGAGACCGGAGGCACCCTCCAACTTCACATCCGAATCGCTTACCGGGAGTCAGCAACGGATCGCCGTGAGTCTTCCACCGCCAGTAGTGCATCTGGCACCACCCACGGGCATCTACCGGCTTCTCACAACCGTCTATCGAACATGACCTCACGAACCGACCACTCCTCCATCTACCCAATCAAACTGATCAACCGGGAAATGATCACCACAGGCAACGCAAAAAGTAGCCGAGTAAAACGAGGGCTGGCGGGCGTAGGTCTCGCAGAGCTTCTCGCCCATCCGGGTGACTACTCCACAGCTTTTCCCCCGGCTGTGTATATAGGACCGGCGTACCGGCCTTACGAACCCCTTGGCGAGTTCCTCATCGCTGAGTACGAGGTAGGCCTCCTGCATCCCGCTCGGTTCGATGTTGCGGAGGCGGGGGTCACTCCGGTCGTCGGTGACTCCCATTAGGTGACGTCCGCCATTGCGTCGCCGAGCTTGTCCAGGTAGCCCGCTTCTCTAACGTCCAGGGCCTCGAACGCTTCTTCGATGGCTTCGGCGTCGTCCAGGTAGCCGAGGGCGTCTCGTTCTCCCTCGCTGATCGGGATGATGTCGTTGACTTCGTTCGGCCCGCCGATCTTGTTGATGGCGGTCTGGAGGTGGGCGTCGCAAACGGGGACGTAAGCGGCTCCCTCCGCCCAAAGGATGGAGTTGGAAGCGGGGTGATCCCCGAACTTGCACTTCTGCGGCTTGGTGGGGTCGCCACGGGTGTCCAAGAGGTCAGCAGCCCGGTTGAGCTTTGCATCGTGCATGTCGGTAGCCCAGGGGCCTTCGTTGGAATCGACGGTGCCGATGTAGGCCGGGGTGGTGGTGTCTTGGATGCGCTTCCGGGCCAGGGTGCGGTGGTAGCCGTCGGCCACCTTCAGCTTGTCGCTGTTAGGGGTCTTGACCAGGACGACCGGGGCGTTAGCGCCGGGAGCGTCGTTAAGCAGCCCCTTGGCGATCCCAGCGACCTTAGCTTGGTCCCTACCACCGGGTCGGCGTTCCATGTCGATCTGGTCGAGGGGGACTTGCTTCGGGCCTTCCCAGTCGGCGTCGCCTACCCAGTCGAGAACGTGGTCCGGGTAGCTCTTGCCGAGCGTCTTGTGGACGGTATCGGTGATCCGGTCGGCGATGGCCAGGGCGCGCAGGCCTTCCGCCTGCTGGATGATGCGGGCGGCTTTGTCGATACCGGCCCCGGTGGTGCTCAGCTTGCGCTTCGGCGCTTCGGCCGACCGGACGTGGATGATCTCCCGCTTCGGGGTGGTGCGGGTTTGGAGACCGGCCAGCGTCCAGGTGTTCATCGGGGGCGGGTTAGCCCGGCGCTCGGCGGCACGCTCCTCCATGACACAAGCCCACCGGTAGAGCAGTTCGTCCGTGCTCATGCGGCCCGCTCCGGCGGCGCTGCTCTCCACGCCGATAGCCACCGTGTCGGTGTCATCGTCGCTGGTGGCGTTCTCCGGCGGGATGTTGAGGACGTTGGCGACCTGGGCCGCATTGGCGACTCCGGTGGTGATCACGTCGGTGATGCTCGGGGGGGCGAAAACGCTCGGAGGCTGGAGGGCGTTCACCCGTGCCAGGTCGAACCAGCCGGTCTCCATGCCCAGGCGGGGAGCGAGGGCGTTGTTGATGTGGTCTTGAAGCTCGCTGATAAGGGGGAGGACGGTGATCGTCCAGAAGTTGAGGTACTCCGCTGACGAGTTCGCATAGGTGCGCTGGCTGGCGTTACCGATCAGCGACTCCGGGACGCCGAGGGCGATGCAAATGTCGATCTTGGCCTGGAGGGCTGCCGCGGCCAGGCCCGCTTCAATCGGGGTAGTGGCGAGGCGCTCTACCTGAACGAGCGGCTTACCGGCCGGGTCGCCTTCGTCAGCTTCCACTTCGCCGAAGATGGTCCCGCCCACCTTGTCTACGCCAGTGAACTCACTGAGGAACGAGTCTTGCCAGGCTCGGCGAGCGCCCGGCTCGTCAAAGGGCGGGGTAATCACCATTGTCGTCGCCACCATGTCGTTCTTCAGCAGGTTGGCGATGTACTTGTCAACCGCTTTGGCGATGTAGACGGGGAACTGAGCGGCCTGGAGCGCACTCTCCGGCAGGCGGAAGTCGAGGATCGACGGCCTCCAGCAGTAGATGACCTTTTCTTCCGGGAGGTCGATGTAGCCGGTGCTCGGCTGGTACTGATAGCCGTTGAACCACTTGGACCCGCCGACGGTGGGCTTCGGGAACAGGACGCTACTGACCAGCGGGTAGAGACCGATGATGGCCTGGTCCTTCAAGGCACCGGGTCCGTCGAGTTGGCACTCCCACCCGAACCGGCCGGTGACGAGGTACTGGATGATCGACCACTCCCAAAGGATGCGGGCCGGGGTGGACGGGTTCGGGCCTCCGGGAGCCTGCGGGGTGCTCGGCCCGAGCAGAGTCGCCAAGGGGGCGTTCTTGTCGTAGTTAGCCGGATCGGTAGGGTCGGCCCCCGCCACCCAAGGCAGGCCAGCGATGGTACTGGCGATAGTCCGGACGCACCGCATGACGAAAACGTGGCCGAGATAGGCGAGCCGGGCCTGCTCCTCGGCGTTCCAGTCGATGTTGAGGGGCTGGCCTTCGCTGACGTAGGTGACCGGAGCCGTACCGGCGGCGACCGCGCCCCGCTTGGTGGGGGAGGGCCGGGTGATCAAGTTTCCGAGTCCCGCCTTCGGAACCTTCAACGGCGGGCGAGCGGGCTGATTGCCGGTGAGGGCGGCTCGGGTCATCATCCGAGCGATACGGTCACCCACGGCTCACCTCACAGAGAATTGACTTCTCGCAGCTTCGACGCCTTTTCCGCAACACTCGCTAGCTCCCTCGGGTCCATCGTTGCCAATATCCGTGGCAGCAGTTTCTTGGTGCAGTACCGCACGCCTTGGGCGAATCCTAGAGTGCCCCCTAGCGCCAGCCCGAGGATGATGGCAATGGTGAGGATCACGGAGTGTCCTTTGGGAAGTGTTTGTAGCCCCACTTCACGGCGGCGACGTGGTCTCCTTCGTGGCCCTTCAGCTTCAGACAGGGGCGGCTGACTCGGGTCTGCACCATTCCATCCACCGCTACCCCGTAGAGCACGACGGGGCACGGTACCGCTTCGAGGGGGGCGTGCTTGCGCTGGTGGAACTCGGCGATGACTTCTTGGAACTCCGAGGTCATCGGGGAGAGGACTTTGTCGTCACGGATGGCCGCTCGGATCTGGTCACACCGCCAACAGGCCGGAGGTCTCATCAGCCCTTCCCCCCCGGAACGTGGCGACGACGATGGAGGTCGGCCACCAACATGCCGATGGCGTCGGGGTCGGCCCGGCGGACTCGGCTGAGGTCGGGGTCGGCGCTGATGGCCTGCATGAGTTCTTCACAGGCCGGGCAGTCCTTCGAGAGCATTGGCACTTAGCTGATCTTCTCCCCGACGATGCCCATGCTCCCCGAGGTGGTGTGGCGGATCACGATAACGACGTCATCCCCGGTCGGGGTGGGCTTCTTCTTCTTCACCTTCGGCTTGATGGCCTCCGCCAGGACGAAATCCCTCCTCCGGCCGAGCCACTCCACTTGGACCTTGTATTCGTGGTCGATGCGCCAGCGGGCCTCATCCGTGGGAAGGGACCGAAGGTGGTCGATCTCGTCCTCCGTCACCGCCAACGACTGGAGCACCATCCGTCGCTCCGCTTCCGGCGTCAGGTTCTCGATCATCAGTAGGGCCGAGGGTCGAGCCAGCTATGAACGAACGCATCCGCTTCGATAAAGGGCACCTCAGCCTTCCGACGGCGGACGATGCGGTCGGCGAGGTCGTTAGCGGCGTCGGTGGCGGCTTCCAGGGTGGGGAAGGCCCGCTGGATGTGTGAGTCCTTATGGGAGTCCTGGTCTATCACCAGGTAGCGCTCGGGGTGATCGAACACGGGCACAGCGGCCTTGTATTCGATGGTGACGATAGGCCGATTCTCCAACTCGGGGTCGTAGATCGTCCAGGTGGTAGGGGTGAGTTCCATGATCAGGCAGCGATTGTGTCAGAAAACGGCACGTCAGCGGGGGACGGGCACTGGTGAACCCAGTTCGGGACGATCTTCACGGTGACTTCGCCGTCTATCACCGGGCCGTCGAGTACGCACTCCAGAGTGATCCGCACACCCCTCCCGCAGAGTGGACATAGAACAGTGAAGGGGCTGGGATTCATGCTGGCCCCCGACAGGCGTGATTGGCTACGTCGGCATTGACGACCGACCCGTCCGGGAAGTCCACGGCGACCCGGCGGTGTTCGACCTTCATCCCGCAATCCGGGCAGATGTCCTCTTGGACCGGGCCGGTGTACCGGGGATAGGTCACTGTTGCGCCCCTGGGTCGGTCTCGCGCCCGGCGAAGGTCATGTGGCGGCGCTTCCGGGTGCGGGCTTCCCAAAAGGCTTGGACTACGGCGTCGGCGGCGTCGGTACTGCGGCGGAGCCGTTTCTTGATGTCGTCCTTGCTCTCGATCTGGATGAGGCTCTTGCTGGTCACCTTCCAGTGTGGGGCGGTGAGGTCACCGGTCAGCGTGTCGTCGTCGGGGAGTTCGACGGTGGAGTCGTTCTTCGGGTCGAGAAGCTGACGGAGCCTCCACCAGGCTGCGGCTCGCACGTTGAGGAAGCCGAGTTCCCCGCTTTCATCCCTGGTGAGCTTGTCTACCCCGGCCCCGGCGTGGAAGGCCACCACGGTGTGGCCGTTCTCCCGTACCGAGTCGGTCACTCCGGCTCCGAGTCCGTCGGTGTCCACGATGCCCACCGCACTCGGGTGAGCGGTCAATACTCCGCCGACTCGCCCGGCCGTCTCGTTGGTCATCTCGTGGAAGCTATACCTCAACTCGTCAATCCGGTCGCCATAGCGCAGCGCCAGTACCGTTTTGTCCTCTCCAGAGCGGGCTACGTCCACACCTACGGCGCTGAGAAGGGGAAGGTGGGCCGTTCCCGCCTTCAGGGCTTCGGTGGTGTCTTTCCAGCGTTCAATAGCGGCCTCCACCCAGGAGAGCGGGATCACGCCGTCTTCTTCCGAGGAGTGGAACTCCCCGAGCACTCGGTTCGCATACAGGGCGGAGGACTTGCCCCATTGGCGCTCTCGCTGAGCTACCCAGTCCGGGTCGGCCCGACCGGCGATGGTGGCTCGCTCCAGGCTGATGTGGATGCTGTGCCAGTCTTCGAAGCCGGGCCGGTGGCTGCACAGTTCCCAAAACCGGCCGATGGGTTCGCCGGGCGTGGAGGAGGCAAGAGCGAACGCTTCCCCCCCACCGCTGAATGCGCCTTCGGCGGCGTCGAAGGTGCCGGGGTTGATGGCTTTGCTTTCGTCAAACACATAAAGCACGGCGTCGGCGTGGACGCCTTCAATCAGGGCGGGGACGTCGCTGGCGACGGCGAAGGCGGAACCGTATTGGAGGTTCAGGTTCAGGCGGAGCAGTTCCCCCCGGTTGAACGGTGGCCTACCCAGTCGCTCCCAGCGGAGCTTCCGTGCCCACTTGCGGACTTCGGGCCAGAGGTACTGCTCCAGCTGCCTCCAGGCTCCGGCGGTGGTGGCGCACTTCCAATCGACGGCGGCGGCGTCACGGGTGATGGCGAACCAGAGGATGGCGAGGGCGTCGGTGGTGGTCTTCCCGGCCCCGTGGAGGGACCGCACGACCACCTTCTTCTTGGCCGGGATGCTACTGAGGACTTCCTCCTGGTACTCGGTGAGGCGCTCCCCGTCTTCCCAGTGGAAACAATCGTGGGCGAAGGCCACCGGGTCGTGGTAGTAGCGGAAGATGTTGGCTTTGGCGGCGGCGTCACGGCGGGCTTTGGCCTCCAGGTAGAGCGCCACCTTGTCCGGGGAGGCGTCTAGGTGAGTCTCGGTGACAGTTTTGACCACCTCAGTCGGATTCGGGTTTGTCCAGCGGATCGACCAGTACGGCGTCTACGACGTCATCATCTTCCACTTCGAGAGCTTGACGGGCGGCTTCCAGGTGCTCCGCTTCCCGGATCATGTTCTGGATGGCCCGGTCGAGGTCTTCTTCGCTGATGGTCTCTTGCTTGATGCGGATAGGCGCATCGAGACCGAGGAGGCGTGCTCGGCGCTCCATGATGGCGAGGCAGCGGTCTACCGCGAGGTGGTTCCCGGCGAGAGCCTTGCTCCACATGGCCCGCTGGAGCCGGTCGAGCCGTTCCCCTTCCAGCTTGCGCAGGTTCTCGGCCGGTTCCTGAGTCAGGCGGTTCAGCCCCCGCATGATGATCTTGAAGGCTCCGGAGGCGTCATGGACGCCGATGATCTGAGCGATCCTCTCCAGGGAGACTCCGGCTTGGCGAAGCTCCAAGGCTTGGGCTTCCCGCTGGCGGGCGGCGATGGATTCCGGGCTGGTGACGCTGTTCGGGTGGATACCGGGCGTCAGCGACTTGCTGCGGCCCCGGCGAGACTTCGGCTTCTCCGGCTCCTCGTCATCAGCGGGATCGGCCAAGGTGGTAGTGACGGTCACCCGTCGCTCCAGCTACATGCGGGGGCGTGAGGGGGTACGGCGGCGCTGGGCGTTGCCAGAAGCGTTGCCGGAACTGCCAGACCGGCGGGCTGCTGGGCGCTGAAACTTGGTTCTTCCATTACCTGGTTTTGTGTCAAGGACCGTCACAGTAGTCCTCGCTGGGCTTTGCTGGTTGGATCGGGGGGTATCGACGTAGCGTTTGGCCTTGGAGTCCCAGGTCTGCTGAGTCAGTTCGGCGATCATGGTTGAGTTGTCTCCCGCCTACAGAGATTCCTAACTTGTCCCTGGTCAGAGACTTGTGGCTCCAAAGGGGATGGGCGGTGTGGTACAACATCGGCTATGGCCTAGATACCTGATCCCGTACCCGCCAAGCTGTACGTCGTCGTTGACGAGTCGCTTCCACCGGGTTTGCAACTTGCTCAGGCTGCTCATGCGGCGTTCCAGCTTTCGGTCAATCACCCCGAAGCCGTGGACCGGTGGCACGCTGAGTCGAACTTCCTCGTGGTGCTCTCTCACCCTGATCCGTTGTCGCTGAGTGGTGACTTCGTGGTGGAGGTGGTGACCGAGCCGGACCTTCCCGGTGACCCGGTGACGGCGGTGGCCTTCCTGCCTCATCCAGGGGTGGGCCGGGCTTTGTCTTCCCTGCCCTTGGCGCTCCGGGAGCCGTCTATGTCCTGACTCCATGCCAGGATGCGGCGATGGGATAGCTCCTCGGGGCTAAGTCCGAAGGTTCGACTCCTTCCCTGGCACCAAGCCTCAGATGGGATTGACCAGGGCGTCTAAAGTCCACGGTCCACGGTTCGACTCCGTGCTGAGGCACCAAGCCTTCCTAGCTCAACTGGTAGAGCAGGGCCTTCTAACGGCTCACGATCCGGGTTCGATTCCTGGGGGAGGCGCAACGGTGGTGAGGTGGACCAGGCCGAACGGGGACTGAACGCTCGGGAACGGCGGCTTGGCGCTGGTGGGTGAGTAAGGGCCGCGGTGGATCAACTCCCGGCTTCCGTCGTACCGGGCTGGACCCCACCACCGGAAGCATCCTTCAGACGGGCAGGTCCAGATGGAGATGTCCAGGGGTGGGCGGCAGGTGTGCGCCGGGTTCGGAGGGGGCATACCGCTCGGCCGGGCTGGAGGGAGCTTGATGACTTCCCCCTCTTTTCTCGGGATGCGTTTGGTGCTCCGGTCCCGGTGAATCTTCATCATGCCGGTGGCGGATCAGTTTCCCGGCGGAAGCGGGCGTCGTGGGCGGCTCGCTCCACCCAGCGGATGAACGGGGCATCGTCGGCGATGCGCTCGATTTGGTCGATGAGGTCGAAGGGGACTTCAACCGGAATCGTGATCCAAGCCCGACCGGCCCCCGAGTCGCCCCAGCAGTTCACCCGACCTTCTCGGTGGAGGCCTCCAAGCTGGTAGCGGACCTTCTGGTAGGTCCAGGTACCGGCGTAGTTCCCGACCTGGAGATCGTCCACTAGCTCGCTGACTAGAGAGGGGCCGCGCTGGTGAAGCGTCTCCCACACCCGTTCCTTGCGACGGGTCATCTCGGCTCGGGTGGTCATATGATCCCCCTGACCTCGGGGTGGGTCTTCAGCCACCACTTCCGGTGCTTGCTCATCCAGTGGAGGGTGAGAATGGCCCGGTAGGAGCAGTTCGGATCGGACTTCATCCGGTCCCCGCACTTGGCACACCTGAGCATGGCTGGATGGCGTTCGATGGTTGGGGTGGGAGGTTGCAATGTCACCTGAGTAGAAGCCGTGTGTTGTGCGTTCTCTGGCCTCCCACCCCGCTGCACATTCGCCATCGTAGGGTCCGACCCCCCTCTGCTAAGGGGATGGAGCCTCACCGGAACTTGTCGGCGAAGGTGCCCGCTGCCCGGCGAGACCTAACCAGCAGGAAGATTCCTACCGCTGCGGCGGCGACCAGGACGATGATGAGCAGCACCCACACCCAAGCGAGGCTGGACTGGTGGGCGGCGACGAACTGCCCGTTCTGGACCCCGTAGCCGACCGGGTACTGGTGCCCGTACCAGGGGTCACCGATCAGCCCATAGTTCGGGTAATAGTACGGATCGTTGAACAAGAGCCAATAGGCCTGGAACGCAACGGTAACTGCAGCTAGCCACAGCGCCACTCCCCTCGGTCTAGAGCTGACGATGGGACTAGGATCAGCGATCCCCGATTGCCTATGAAATCGACCTCGGTAATGGCCTTGGCGTAGGCAATGCCGCCCACGTCGGCCAGGTCATCGAAACACCTCAGGCAGATCGAGAGTTGGGAGAGGTGGGGTGGGACAACTGCGCCCCAAATGGCGTCTGCCACCCTGAAATCAATGTGATCCTGAATCCCGCAGCAATGACAGGATTGCCTTCGTGGATCGAACAGGTCATGGGCGCATGACGGGACGCGCATCGGCGGCCTCATCGGGCACCACCGCCCACACAACCTTGCCAAGGAAGGCCAGCGTAACCCCTCTGCTTATACAGCGAAGGGATAGTTGCCATGAACTCCCGGTAGGCGTCCAGGGTGCCCTGACGGTTCTTCCTCGCCTGCTCCCAGCGAACCCCGGTGACAATGAACTGAGCGACGGCGAGGGCTGCGTCCACCGGACGGTGCCAGCCGTGTCCGATAGCCGACCCGTACAAGAAATACAACCCGATGATTCCTTGGGTGTAGGGAGAGCGCCAAAACCGAGAGGACCAGAAGGAACTCATGATTCCTCGGTCTCCTGCTCGATCATGGCCCGTGCCCCGGCTCGCTTCAACCAGGCCGGATCTTCCCGGTGGCGAGGAACGATGGCTGAGTCCGCCGTCATGGTGATGCCGGTGCGGGTGTAGTGAGCGCACCACTCACAGCGGACGGCGTTGGCATTGAGGCGAACGGTCGGCTCGTTGCCGGGATTGAACGTCTCCCAACAGTCGCCGCAAATGGGATGGTTGGTGCCGTGGTCTTCGGGCATCATGCTGTCCTTTCGTAGAGTCCGAATGTTTCGTTGGTGGTGGCGTTCGGCCCGAACAGGAGAACTGCATACTGGTCATAAGCGCGGGCAGCCTCAACCTCAGTGACGAAGATTCCCAGGTGGATCTGGAATCCGTTTTTCTTGATCACCGACCGCCAAACCTTCTTGCGACCTTGCTCCACGGCGTGACGGCTGAGGCTCACCCCCTTGTACCGGGAGCTACCGCCCCGGAGGTATCGCTCAGTCATAGGAGACCGGCTCATACATGTACTTGAAGGCGACCGGGTTGCAGTTGGTGAAGTTGCCATCCACTTCTTTGATCACCCAGTCTCCCGGCATGACGTATCGAGGGTTGGCACTTGTGTCGATGATGAACAGCGCGTTTCCGAATCCAGCCCCTTCGAGAGGGAACCGGCCCGAGCACCATTTCATGATCGAACAGTCCTCGTCGTAGTCCTGCCCGGTCTGGCGGGCCTCGATCACGACGGGCCTCTTGCGGTAGAGGGGCATTCAAGTTCCTTTCTAAGCGTGCTGTACGGCCGCAGGAGCGGTTCCAGCGGGGTTTGCGGGGTATCGGGCCAGAACGGCCTCAGCGGTCATGCTGCAAGGGCCAACTTCAACTCGGGTACCGGCTGAGGTTCGGGGTACGTCTCCCAGCCGACGCAGTTACCCCGGTGGCCCCGGTGGAGGAGGCAGGGGGGTAGCCCTTCGACGGGGAGCCGTTGGAACTGGCGGCTCTCGATCCAGGGGAATCGCCCTTGGCAGAGCCAGAACCGTCGCCATGCGTAGACCAGCTTCATCATCGTTCCTTGCTTTCGTTGTAGAGGGCTATCGGGTGGCCATCCTCCCAGGTGTAGAGGCTCGGAGCGTGGACTTCCGGCCCCATGCCGCCGGGTCGAGTTGCCCGGTAACCCAAAGCCACGTTCCGGTTGCCGGTGGTGTTCCTGCTTATTTCCCTCTGCAACTGCGCCAACTGCATGTGCATTTCTACGAAACGCTCGGAGTCGGTCTTCATCTCCTCCAATGCTTCGTCCTGCCACTGGCTGATCGGCATACCGAGGACTTCAGCTTCCATGCGAGTCACCCTCACCGGGTCGTACCGGTACCAGTTCCAAGTGAGCAGGCGGACGATCCACTCCCAAATATCCACCGTCGCCTTGGCGATGACCGGGAGAGCGTGCCACAACGTGAAGACGGCGATGATCCCGAGAAGTATGGCGAACACGATCCAGGCAAAATCGGCGGTGAGGTGGGCTTGGTGAGCGGCGGCTTGGGCCTTCACCTGCTGGGCATGGACAAGGGATTGAGTTTGCTGTAGCAAGGCCGCATATTTCTGCTGGGCCAGCTGCTCAGTAGGTGTCACCGGGGCCTCCTTTCGAGTGAACGGATGATGCGGAGTTGGCGCTCGGCTTTCCGGCTCAGGCGCTTGACGTCTTTCAGTGTCGGGTCGAGCAAGGTGACGATCTGTTTCGTCTTGCTGTCGTAGGCAACCTCGATGGATTGCTCCTTCATCCAAACCCGGTGGACGGAAATCCGGCGGCTTTGGCGCTTGATGAACTTGGACTTCCCCGCTTGGATGAGGAGAGGGATCGCGTCCACTTCGGCCATGTCGAGGTCGAAGCGTTCGTGCGCTCTCAGCTTGGCGTGGTGGCGCTCGTTCTCCAGGTGGTTCATGGAACGTAGTCCTGGATATATTCCTTTGCCCGTTCGATCCAGACTTCCGGGTCGGGAAGATCTACCAAGGTGGTCATGTTCCCCCAGTGAGGAGAGAACGTCCCGTCCTTCCGACACCGCCTGCCCATAGCGGTTAGGAGGGGTCGCTTCCCACCGATTTCCACCACCACCGTGTCCAGGAGGACGTAGCAGTTGTGGCCGCGAGCCGGGAGAGCCTTCTGCTCGTCGGTACCGAGTCGGAAGGTGATCCGGTATTCGACAGTGGTGATGGTGCCCATCAGTTCGGTTGTCATCCCTTTCCTTTCTTGACCTTCTCCAGCCACTCCAAGGTGGCCGGGCTGAGCAGTTCCTCCAACAACATCCCTTCGCCTTCGTCAATCCCTGTATCGTCCAGAGCCTCGCAATAGCCATCCGGAGGTTGGAAGCTGATACGGGGGAAGTCAGCGGCCGTAAGCCTGATCTCTCCCGTCTCTCCCGAAGCGAAGGTGATCGGGCCGGGTTCGATGGGAGCCATGAACACCCTTCGCCCTTCGTTATCCCGGCCTATCTCCGTCCAGGTGCGAGCGACTCGGGCGTAGCTGCCGCCACTGACTTCATGCAGATCACCGCGGGTCGGTTCCTGGGCGTGCAGGGAGAGGTAGTAACGGGCGGCTTCCAGGTGAGTCATCCTTCCCTCCCGTCCGCCTCGTTCTGAGCCGCAACTGCGTTCCAGACCAGTTCGGCTTCGTCCTTGGTGATCGGAACGGCCCCGTAGTGCCAAGCGCCGGGGCCACCGCTCCAGGGGGGTAGGGACTCCGGCGGGGTGACCTTCACGATCTTCCCCAAGAGCGCCTTGTAGGCGTCCACCCGTTGGAGTAGGAGTTGGACGGCGCAAGGTGGAGTGTCTTCCGGGTTATGAACGCCGAAGCGCCCGGTCCCGCACTCGTCGCAAGCCGGACATCCGTGGCTGCCTGTCCCTGGGTGGTCGAGCCGTATCGCTTCGATGTCGGCGTCGTTCCTGTAGTCCCTTTCATTCATGACGTTTCTCCTCCAGGAGGGTTACCCCCTTCAGCGTGCCAAGTCTCAAACAGGTCTATTTTGCGATCTGCCTGAGCTATCACCCGTTCCTCGTCTAACCCGTTGTGTCTCATTACGAACGATGCCGCAGCGATGAGGTCACCCAGTTCACTTTCCAGTCGTTCAGCCAGGTCCGAACCGTCCCAGTGGGCGGTCCCTCCACGGAGAGCGATGAGCTTCCCGCACACCTGGATTACCTCCCCCGCCTCCTCGACCAGCTTCGATATGCCGGGCCACACCTTCCCTCCGATGGAGAAATCCCCGCTGCCGGTTACACCGTCACTCACGAGTCATCTCCGGTGTGGGTCGAGGGCATCGAGGTCTCCGATAGCGATTTCGAGCTTTTCGGAACTGGTTGACCGGGCCAGAACCTACGACGCCACTCGTCGGCCTCCGGGACACCCTCGACAAACAGACCATGACCGTTGTCAGCCAGCCATTGAGCGCTGTTGCCGCTACTGTCGCCGTGTTTTAGGGCCATATAGCCCCTGAGTCGCTCGTAGTCACTGATGACTTCCACGAACACTTCGTTGCGTTGTCGGCGTTGCTCGGCTAGTTGGTCGGGGGTGGGGTCAGTCATAGATGACCTCCCCTAGCTCGGATTCGTGGACAAGGTGACCCAGGTGGTTCGGTGTGTGCCCGTAGACGACTTCATCGTCACAGGGGAGGTCGATGATCCCGCTCCTCATTCCGTACTTCAACGCTGCCGGGTTGCCCTTCGCCCACATCCAGGAACCACCGGTCAGCCGGTCCCACCAGTCTTCGATCAGATACTCCTGATCTTCCAACTCAGCCACCACCGGGAACTCACGTTTTTCCGGGTTGATGGTGAGCTTCACCGTCTTCCCGGCCAGCGGGTGCGGGTCATCATGCATCGAGAACCTCCAGGGGAACGGTGTTAGTGGCCTTCGTGACAGCTGGACAGGTGTGGCATTGAAGGTTGACCCTCGCCGCTGAGATGGACAGTCCGACGATGTACCACTCGTGGACGTGAGGCTTGATGGGGAAGTAGGCATCAACCGCACCGATTGAAACCGTGTGGAGAATGCCGTCCTCAAAGGCGGCTCGGAGGAAGGCCTCCGGGTCCAACATGAACCCCTTGACGTAATCAGCCGGTACGCAGACCGCGTCAGGGACTTCGATGTACGAGCGGAGCAGCTTGGTCAGATTCGGGCCTACCTTCATTCAGGAACCTCCAGTGGGATTCGGTTGGGGACGTCGATGCCTTCGGCATATGGGCAGTGGTTGGCAGCACAGCGGACAGAGAGGACTTTCCAGTCACTTCGGATGTTCGTTACCCGCCACTTGTGGACGTGAGGCTGGACTACCGCATAAACGACCCCGGCAAAACCGAGAGTCCCTCCGGTGGGAGTCCGCTCCAGCATTCCGTCCCTCATCATCGCCTCCAAGAACCTTCCAGGGTCAGCTTGGATGGCGTTAGGAATGGCCGTACTCGGGGCCTGGCCGGACTCCCTCCATACTTCGCGAAACAGCTGCTGCATGTTCTCGGTGCTCATGACAGCGCCCCCGCAAACGCCTTCAGGCAGGCAGCGATTTGGGCCTGGCTGAGTTGGGCGACCGGCGTCCCGCAGGCCGCATTGGCGTTTTGAGCGGCCGGGCTGGTACCCCCGAAGTTCTCCAGGCTCACCAGGACCGGCTGTATGGCGTTTGAAGCCGATAGATCGAGCCGGTAGACCACTCGGCCGTTGATCTCGGCGAAGGCCCGCCAGACGTCTCCAGAGGTCGGGGTGTAATTCACCAGTTGACCCCCGCTAGAGAAGAACCCCGGCACCTGCTGGCTGAGGTAGTCCTTGGCGGAGGCTTCCAGGCTGTCGATGTTGATGCGCTGGATGGAGTCCGCCGCCAGAACGTAGATGCTCATGGGGTTCAACTGCCCGGCCGTTACCTGGTCAGCCCGGACCATTGCGTAGGCAATGAACAGCTGGGACTGGCTGGAAGTCAACGTCAGCGGCGTTACCCAGTAGGTGTGCCCGTCGGTCTTGGATTGAAGCTGGAAGTCCCCGTCACCCTTATCATCGGTGGCGAACCCGAACAGGCCGTGATCCTTGAACGACCGGCCCGCTGCCCAAGTGTTGGCTTGAAGCTGGTCATCGGCGACGGTCATCGGGTAGCTGGGGCCGGGGAGGTTGTCCGGCTTGGTCAGGTGGGTGAAGACGGGTGCCCCCGAAGCCGACCCTCGTACTTCCACCACTCCTCCGGCCGTATCCAATGTCCGGTTGAGGTACTTGGTTTGCTGGCGCATGAGGAACACGAGGACCGGGTGCCCGGCGTCGCAGTAGCCATAGACGTCGCTCATCGTCCAGTAGAGGTTCGGGTACTGCTTCGCCATCATGTTGCTCAGGCTGTTGGTGTGCGCCCCGGTGATCGCCTTGGCGAGTTCGTCCTTACCTGAGAAGTAGCACTCGGTGGGGATGCCGGAGCCGGTCCACTCCACGACGCCTTCGGTGTGGGCGCTGTTGCCCGATCCGTCCCGGATGGCGCTCCAGGCGTTCTTGCCGTGGAGGTAGGTCAGGGTGTCGGTGAGCAGGTCCACGTTCTGTGTAGAGCCGGAGGTTCGCTGCATCGCCAATACCGCCCCGGCCGCTGATGATGAGCGGGCATCGAACCCGGCGGTGGGCATGGTGCCGACCTTCACACAGTTGGGCACGTCGGAAGATGCGCTGACGGTGCAGCCACTCGGTTGCTTCACCCCGTCTTTCAGGAGGTATTGAAGCGCAGCCGGGGGGTTGTCGAGGCTGGGCGTGTAGAAGGTGGTGGCGGAGTTGTAGTAGCGGGCCAGGTTCTTGTCAGATGACCACTGGTAGTTGATACCGGCAACCGTCGAAACGATCAAGAGAGCCAGCGCCAGGACGACAGTGATCACCACCGAACCATTCCCCGAGTCGGAGTCCTCGTCCACCGCGACCATCCCGATGATGATGAGCGAGCCGATGGCTCCGATAATGAGATACACCCACAAGATGCCGCCGTGGTTGAGGATGTTGTTCTGCCAAAACAGGTTCCACGTTTCGGTAGCGACGCCGAACCCACCGAACAGGGCGTGAGTGATCAACCACAAGATTCCAAACACCGCCGGTATCCAAAGCCACCAGACGGCCAACCAGAGAGTGATTCTTTTGAGCATGACATTCCTTTATTGAGCTAGGGGGTTGAAACGGAAGATCGAAGCGGATAGAGCTAGTCGTCACCCCTTCCGGTCAAGCGGGCCACCCCGAGGTGGCATCCGGTGAGTAGGAGAACTTGCTCGACGGGGATACCGAAACCTTCGGCGATGGCTTGTCGAACCCGAGTCGCTTCTTCGAGGGTGAAATCCGCCCCGGACTCGGCCTCAACGATCACGGTGTCGTTCACGGTGATATGGAGAACCCGAGTTCCCTTGGTCCACGGGGGGATAGGGATTCGGCGCTCCTCCAACATCACCCTCCGGACAAGGTAGAACGTGAGGCACCAAAAGCCGAATGCCCCCGCAATGTAGAACCACCGGGGCCAGCCGCTTTGGAGGGTGAAGTCGAACCCGGCTATTGCGAGCACCACCCCGCAGAAAAAGACACCTATGAGGCGACGGATCATCTCGGCCTACCAGCTAGCACAGCCGTTTTGATCGGGGACAAAGCTGGTGCCCTCGATCCGCTGGGCGACCGCAACCTGCGCCGCCGGAGAAAGGTCGCTGCCGCCCCCGTTGCCATACCAGTTGGTCGCGTTGATCCCGAGGCTGTCCGGGTACTCCGGCCCGGCGTAGCCGATCCACCCGCCTTCTTCACAACTAGCAACCGCGTCCCAACGGTGGTCGTAGTCACCCGAGCCGCTCGATGCCACCGGGGTAGGCGGAGAAGGAGGGACAGTCGAGGGTGTGGATACGGGAGGAGTAACCGCGATTGTGGCTGTAGGTGTTGATGCAGTTGGGGGCGCAGCGGGAGTGGTCGGGACCGGGATCGTTGTCACTGTTGTCGTCGGTACCGGTGGACCGGGGGGCGTCACCCTTGGGAACATCTCCAGAAGGCCGAGGATATTGACGGGCTTCAAGGATGAGGTCAGCGATGGTTTCACGGAGTCCGACGACGTGGGTGTCGGAGACGATGCGGTCTGCAAGGTCTCTAGAGAGAGTGATTGTGACTGTTGGCTTGTCCATATGGCTCCTATCGTGATAAGGGCAGCAGCGAAAATGACGGAGATGGCGAGAAGGCGCTTCATTGGGATTTCGTCTTTCGTTCAGTTGGAACTGTCTGTAGGACGGACTCCCGCTTAACGCATTCAGGTCGGCACCGGGTCGTCAGGAAGGACGGGACCGGCTCGCTCTCGCATCCGATGTGCGCGGGTTTGCATTGTCCGAGGGGGGGCGTGGGCGTTAGGCAATCTCCCTTGGAGAGATAAGACGGACAGGTATCCCGGCTCGGGCGGCGCGCTGGGTCATATCCAGGGTTCCGTTTCCACCGGGGAAGGCGATCATCCTGTCGGCCCCGAGGTCGGCCATCTTCTGATTGCGGATTGGCCCGGCAGCCCTGCCGTGCTTCTTCCAGTTGGCGGGGTGGGGTTCAGTGTTGCCCCACATGTTTTCGGCCAATCGGTCAGCCCCCGTGGGGCAGTCGCCGTGGACGACGACCGTATTCGGCGGTAGCTCTTGGAGGACTTCCGCCATCAACTCCCCATCGTTGAAGTCTCGCCCACCGCAGACGATCACCCGGTTCACAGCCATCCACCCGTCATCACGGCTGACATCATTACAGGACCGAAGATGCAGGTGAGGGATAGCGTGATAGCCACCGCCGCTACTAGCCAGTACCAGGCGTCGGCGCTCACGACTTCTCCTCCCAGTGACGTGCAAACCACCGATGGCGGCTTAGGCCGAAGGCCCCGTTTGTGCCGGGAGTATCACAATCGGTACAAGTCCATTCCCCGGTCTGCGGATCTATAAGACCGCCGACCTCTCCACCGAGACCCACCTTGAACTCGTAAACCCGGACCTCCCGGATAGCGTCCGCCCATGTTTGGAGGTCTTCCTGGATTTCCCGTTCACCTTCCCGGCCGGTGATGGTGTCTATGAAATCCATGAACTCGATGAGCAGGACCAGCTTCTCCGGGTCGATCATGGCGACTACTTCTTCGGGGGTCATGCCTCCTCCCCGCAAACTTCACACCGGGTGACGTAGGTGTGAACGTGCTGCTGCCGGAAAACCGGATCGTGCGGCCCGGTGCAGGGGTTTTGGACGTGGACGGTGGGCGTCTTGTGGATCAACTTCTGCCGGTAGCAGTAGACCGCTGACTTGTCCACGACATAGGTGTCAGGACGGCGGTGATCGGAGTGGACGAGTTCCAAGTGAGCCTTCGGGTTAGCACAAATGTACGTTTCCCCGTCGTGGTGCATAACTACTTGCACGGACCGGAGCTTCCCGCTGTGACTCCGAAACGTGTTAACGACATGTCCAACCTGGTCTGGGAACGGTTGGAGCGGGCAGAGGGAGTTCACATCGCTTATCACTCTCACTCCCTGGCCGGTTATCAACGTGTTTGCTTCTCGGTCATTCATGGCGATCCTTTCTTAGGGTCTGGAGGGCCGCTCGGGCGGAATACCCGCCCGGCGACCTTCCAGGGGCTTAAACCGAAGCTGAGCGGGCCTAGAAGGGCGGGCTGTCGTCGGTTGCGTAGGCGTCTGCCCAGGCGTCTTGCCAAAGAGCCTCCTGCTCCTCGCTGGCATCTTCATCGCCAAGGAGATCGTCTTGGGCGTGGCCGAGGGCGTGGAGCGTTCCCCATACCCGGCCGTAGATACCGGCTCGCACCGGGCCTTGGAGCCGCTTCACTTCGTCCTTGAAGTTGTCGTAGTCCAGCGACAGGACGATTCGCCGCATCGCTTCCCCGACGTCTTCATGGGTGGCGAAGGCCCGGAACTGGTAGTCACGAGCCGGTGTCGCCACTGTCTCGCTCAGCCCTGGTAGCCACAAGCCGCGAAGAAGGGACAGGTCAACTTCAACCCGGCTGCGGATCATCAGTTCACCTTCGTGCCCGTCTTCCGGCCCCGGCTCCACGATGGAATAAAACCCTTCCGGCGTAAAAATCCACACGATCAAACCTCCTCCTCTTTCATTGAGCGACGGCGAGCCCAAGATTGGGATACCGCCGCAGCAAAGGAAGCCCGACGTTCGGGCGTCCATGATTTCCGGTAATGCTGTTTCTGCTCGGGGGTACGGGTTTTTCCCATCGCAGCCCGTCGTGACTTAGCGGCGTGCTCTGGAGATTGACTCCTCCCGTGGAGAGGATTGTCTGGACCGGTAGGTTGTGGTTTCGGCAATGTCAACCTGCCTTCGGCTATCGCTATCCTCAACCCCTTTGCAATATTGGCTCGATGTTCAGGAGTCAACGGGGATCGGGGATTAGCAGCAAGGTAGCGTCGGAACGAATCACGGCCCTTCTCTACCGACTCAGGAGTTCTCGGACCGAACCGGATAGCTCCCCCCGTCCCCCCTTCCGTCCCATTCGTAAGCCGGTGGCCGACGAATCGGAATCGCCGGATGGCATCTCGCTCAGCTTGATCCGCTTCCTCCTTTGTAGCCACCGCTTCCAGAAGAACAACGAGTGGAGGCTCTATCAAGGAGTTCAACCACTTGTCGCAGATCGTCCGTCGATCCTTGGCCGCCCGAAGCAAGTGTTCACGGCACCGAACCTCGGGATTCTTGCCAGTCTGCCCAACGTATCTAACGTGCTCGGGGTCACGCTGATCTACTAACCCGTAGATCAGCCACATACCCGTACCTCCTGACATCCTTCGCACTTCTCGGTGGCTGGCACGAAATGGTGCTGGTGGATGTCGGCGTACAACTTGACGTGAGAGCCGGAGCACCAAGAGGTGATGAGGTGAGGATTCTGTGCCTTCTCGCACCAAACCCAACCGTCGAGTTCACGAGTGGGCCGGTTGACAACTTCCAGATGGTCCCGGGGATTAGAACAATAGAGGGCCTGGCCCTTGCCGGTGATGACCTTGACAAAGCTGGACCCGGTGCGGTGGACCGTTCCCTCGCCTCCCCCGTCCATGATGCATTGGTTGGAATGGCCTTCCCTGGCCCGGATTTTGTCTCCTTCCCGGAACTCAATCATTGGAGGTGTCCGGGTTCAGCAGGGAGCCACAGTCCCACTCGGTGACCGGCTCATCGAAGTCGTAGACGACCTGAGTGACGGTACGGACGTTGCGTGCTCCTTCGGGGATGGTTGCCGCCGGGTCACCCGTGACCGTCCTCGCCTTAACCTCACCCGTTGGAACCTTCTTGCAGGTGTTCTCCTTGGAAGTCTGGACGATGATCTTGTGCGGGCCGAACGTCACGGTCCCCCCGGCGAAGTAGCCACTGACGATCTTCTCGCAGGGTCCGAGGCTGCGGAGCAATGCCGCCAAAGCCTCCGCTGAGTCAACCGAGCGGGAGAAAGTGACGCCTCCGAAGTCGTGGTCGGGGATCAGGTCCGGGTGGGCGTCGAAAAACTCCGCCATCTTGTGAAGCTCCTCGACGTAGGCGTCACGCCGTTCGGTACGGGTCATCACCTTCGGTTCCGGGGTTTCAATCTCCTCCGGGGTTTCAATGTCATAGGTCTTCGTCATGTGATCCTTCCTTGTTTGGTGAAGGGGTTAAGTATACCTACCTAGCCCCGACGGGTCCGGTCTTTCCGGGGACGTCCTCGGGGCACCGAGCCGAAGCCCGGTACCCCTGAGCCGTTACCGGCGGTCGGTGACCGCGTGAAGGGCGTTGCGGAGGGTGTCGTTCATCTCCCGCTCCCGCTTCAACTCCACCCGAAGCTGATCCACTTCGTCTTGGAGGACGTCGTTGGAATGGCGCAACACGCTCTCCGGGGTGGCGTGATCCCGGGGGATGTGATTGGCCTCACTGACGGCCGGCAACGCCGGTTGGGTGGGGGGCCTCAACTGCTCTGAGGGGATAGCCTCGAATGACTCCACCGGCTTGGGGGGCCACACGATATTCCGGCGTTCACGCTCCTTAGCAACTGGCGTATGAAACTCCGGAGGCATCCGCACCAGGGTGACACCGATGATGGTGTTTCCACCTCCGCCTCCGTAGCCACCCGACGACGCCTGCATCTCCTCCAATCTCACCCACCCTTCATTGGCCATACCCCGCAGGACATGGTTGAGGGAACTGCGTCCGGCAGCGACTCTCCCGGTACGTAGACCCGAAGCCGCTTTGACGAACGCTCCGTGGATGCCTTTCCGGCTGGTAATGGTGCCGCCAGCCCTTTCCAGTACCTCGAAAATAAGCACGCGAGGCTGAGTGGCACGGGCCTTCGGTTGGGAAGCTGTCATGTGATTCTCCTTGCTTGGTTGTTGTGGTTGTTGTGGTTGAACCTTGGGCGGTGGGGGCCAGACGATTCCCCGTCGATCACGTTCGGCGGCGATGGCCCCTCGGGCTTCCGGAGGTATCTCCACGATCATGATGCTGGTGATCCCCATTCCCCCGGAGTTGATAGCGGCCCGGTCCACCACTACCCATCCGACGTCTTCCATCTGACGGATGGCCCGGTTGATGGTGGTGGCGGCGTAACCCGCTACCAGTGAAGGGACCAGGTTAAGAATCTGCTTGACGATGCTGCCGGGGTCGCCTCCTTCCTGAGTCAACGTACCGCCGGAGCGGTCGATGGCTTCCAAAATCTTCACCCGGTTACTGGTGACGATTGGCTTCTTCTTCTTCTTGTGAGATGTCATGTTTTCTCCTTGCTTGGTAAGGTCCCCTAAGTATAGGGGGGTATGCCTTCCGAAGTGGGGCACACCATCGGGGCACCCGAGTTTCCGTTCCGGGTGCCCCTGTGCTGTGACTCACCTACGGGCGTCGGCGATCAACACCCGCATGGTTTCATCTACCTCCCTTCCGTCGAATGGTTGAACGTCGAATCCCCCAGGGTTGGCTTGATAGCGCCCCAGGTGCTGATCTGCGGCCTCCTCTGTGGGGAACGGCCCGTAGGCGTCGGCGTACTCTCGCCAGTCCCAAGCGCCGACCGGGCACCCCCCGTTCTGGAGGAGGTAGTACCACTCACCCGGCGCAACCTCCACGATGAGGCACTCGAACCCGGTGCTCACGACCGAACCAGCACCTTCGCATTGAGGGACCGGGCCTTCTCCTCCTGACCCATCTCCACCAGCCGGGCCGTCCACGGGGAGTCGATCTTCGCCAACCCGTCTCCAAACAGACCGGCGGCGATCCCGAGAGCCTTCGCCTTCGCCGGGTCGGCCTTCAAAATCGACCGGCCCAGGTAGGTGTCACGGCTCCGGTGCGCCCGAACGTGGTCGAGGTACTCCGTGCTGGCTTGCACCAGGCCCCACGCCGTACCGGTGACCGCTTCACAGGTCACGCTGTTCAGGTAGACGTGTTTGAAGGCGGCGCGTGCCCCTTCGATGTTCGCCTGAACCCGGTCGCTGATGGCCTCACCGTTCTCCGCCGGGTTGGGCAGGAACTCACTGAGGTAGCGGTCCAGCGCCTTGTCGTCGGCCTTCAGCTTCAGCATCACTTCGGCGAGTTCGGCGTAGCCCTTCATGTCGTCGCGGAGTTCGGTCATGGAAGCCTGCGCCTCCTCGATCCGGTTCTCCACGTCCCCGGTGTGGCGGAACACGACCTGCTGGCCGTTCCGGTCACCTTGGGCCGAAGCCATCTGCCAGGTGTTCCAGCAGACGACCCGGACGCTGGTCTTCACCAACTTGCAAGCGCCTCCGCCGTCATGGTTGTTGAGAAGCGCCATGAACGGGAGATGCTCGGTGTTGTCGCCGGGGAGGGTGAACGGCTCGTCCAGGTACATCAGCGCCCAAACGTAGGCACCGCTCATGGAGCTACCGGCCGTCTCAAACTTGGCCCCCTCACCAACGAACGTGTCGATGATCTGCTCCATGCTGGCGAAGCCGTCCGTCCGGCCATGCTTGATGAGGCTGAACGTATTGCTCACCGAAGGGGTGAGGACGCTGAACCGGTCGTCCCGCAGGATCATCTTGTGGTCGGGGTCGGGGACAAAGGCGTGAAGCCCATCGACGCCGAGGACGGTGCCCTCCGGGTAGTCCCCGTCGGGGAACTCATCCTGGAAGCGGGTGATGAACGATGGCCGCTCAGTCGGCTCCCACATCAGCCCGGCCTTCTCTCGGGCGTCGGCCCAGTCGGTCGGGTACTCGCCGATGACGATTCCCTTTCCGTGCCACATTGGCTCTCTCACTGAGAATCCGGTTTCAAAATAACTAGGACACATGTCATGTTCTCCTTGCTTGTGTTCACCTTGCGGCGAGTGCCGAGTGGCACTAACGGACGTCCTCCGAAGGCGTCCGGTGCTGCTACTCGCGGTCGATACGGCTGTCGTGAAGCAGGTCGGGGTCCGGCTCGTCGGGTTCGATGTCGAAGGCGTAGTCACACCCGGCGTTTTGGCATTCGCCCCAGCGTTCCTTCTCGAACGTGAAGATGACGAACGGCGTCGGCTCCTCACAGTTCGGGCAGTACCTTGTCGTCTCCTCCTCGGAGTCGGGGCCGTCAACCCGGAAGTCCCGGCTCATGCGACCTCCCCGTCAGCGCCGACGATGTGGACGGAATACTCGTCCCAGTTCAGGTTGATCCCGGCCCCGTTAGCGATCTTCTCGGCATCACGTTCGTAGGTGGGCTTGGACTCCCAAACGACTTCTCCATCTGAACGCTTTACGATCTGGACTCGCTTGTCGTTCATGCGTCGGACAATCTCGTGACCCGGTGGACGTCGGCGGTAGCGAACCGGAGGGCCGGGCCGATGTCGTCGGCGACGATCTCCACCTTGTAGCGGGTCTCGCCTTCATCGTTCTCCCAGCTTCGCTGCTCCAACCGGCCGGTGACGATGACCCGTGCGCCCTTGGTCAAGCTGAGGGCGACGTTCTCGGCCAACTCCCGCCAGCAAACGACATCGAAGAAGGAGGTCTGCTCCTGCCATTCGTCGTCCTTCTTCCAGCGCCGGTTGACGGCAACCCCAAGGGTGGTGGTGGCTTGACCGTCGCGGGTGTACCGAATCTCGGGGTCGCGGGTCAGGTTGCCAATAATGGTGATGTTGTTGTCCATGTTCTTCTCCTTGTTTGTCCGGGCTATCCGGGACCAGCCTCCCATCAGGGTGTGACAGGAGGCTCGGCTCGGGCAGTTCAGGCGGCGTTGGCTCTCCGGACCGCAGCGTCGCACTCAGCCGGGTCTTGGTAGACCGTGAAGGTCCGGACGTACTTCAGAAAGGCGTCGTAGACCATCTGCGCCATGTGGTGGAACCCCGGCCCGTCCACGTCGTTCGTCTGGTAGAACCCTTCTTCGATCATCGCTTTGATCGCGGAGGTCTTCTCGGCGGGGATTTCGGTGTAGGCGACGACCCCTTCGGCCATTCCTTGGAAGTCCACCCCGTAGTCCCAGACATCGGCCGGACCGTAATACTCACGGAGGACGTTTTCGATGTCGTCCACGTCCCCTTCCTCTTTGGTAAACGGCTGAGGGTCAGGAATCTGAGTCATGTCATGTCTCCTTGTTTGTAGCCCCCAAGTATAGGGGGGTATCTATGTCCGGCTGATAACCCGGCTCGGACCACCCGCCGTGAAGCGGGTGATCCTGGTCGGACGGTCAGGCGACCTTGGTGCCCTGAACCGACGCCTTGGGCCGGGGCGTCACCTGAGTGGTGCCGGTCCTGACCATCGTCGTCGGGGCCTTCTTGCCGCCGGTCGGCGCAGCCGCCTTCTTGACGACCGCCTTGGTGGCGGGGGGCTTCGGCGGGGTAGCCCGCTTCGCCGCCTTCTTGGCCGGGGGGGTGGCCGTCTTGTCCTTGGCCGCTCCGGTGACCTTCTTGAACATCGGGGTCAGCCAGAAGCCGCAAGGGATACCGTCAGCCCGCATCGCCTTGGCGACCTGAGCCGAGGACGTGCAACCGTTGGCGACGTACCCCTCGACCGCCTTCTGCCGTTCGGCGTCGGTGACCAGGCGGGTGCCTCCGGTGGAAGCCGCCTTGGTGGCCTTCCGCTCCTCGGCGGGGGTCTTGGCGTACCAATCGCTCACCGGGGTCGGGGGGACCGGCTTCCCGGCTTTGATCGCCGCCTTCTTGGCGACGTTCTCGGCTTTGACCGCTTGGATGCGCTCCACCTTGCTCATCGCCTCGATGTCCTTGACGGTGGTGGTGTTGGCGGCTGCCTTCACGGCCGGGGCCTTTTTGGCGGTGGTCTTCTTCGTTGGTGCAACTGTCATGTTGTGCTCCTT